AACGAAGCAGAGCGCCTCTGCCGGGAGTTCGTCGGAGACGTGCCGGTCGCGGGCGAGCCTCTCGACCTCTGCGAAGGGTCAATCCGGTGAGCTACGAAGAGGCACTCTCCGCAGCCGGGGCCGAGGTACTGGAGTTCCGCAACTTCGGTTCGTATCAAGGCGACTGGTGGGCCAAGGTCACGTTAAATGGTGAGACTTTCTGGGCGCACGGCAGCTACGGCTCGTGCTCCGGCTGCGACGCCTTTGAGGCAGAGTTCGACTACAAGAGCGAGGAGTGCGGCGAGCATAGATACGATGCCTCGCACCCACCGTGCGCTGGTTGCGACGCGGCGAAAGCCGATTACGCCGTCCGCCTCGCAGAGTTCGGAGCAGGGTATCTGGACGACCGGCTGACGCAGGAGCAGGCAGAGACGGAGGCGTCGCGCAACCTCGAATGGGACATGGACGCTAAAGAGATGATCGCATTCATAAAGGAGAACCCGCTGTGACTCGCGACGACCTTGCCCCCCTGGGCATGGATCCTCTCGACGTGGACCCGGAGTCCTTCCCCTGCCCCCGGTGCGGCGGCGGGGGCCTTGACCCAGAGGCCGGGACCGCGACGTTGGCCCGGTGCCTCGACTGCTCCGGGAGCGGCTATGGCCCTCCGCCTCCCTCCCTTGACCGTGAACGGGCTCACTGCCTCTGTAGGCTTGCAAGATGGGCGCACCGCGAGTGCGTCGAGGAGACGACCGAATGAAGACCTCCCCTGATCTCAAGAACTTCGCCGTTGCCTTGGCCGAAGTGCAGGCGTCCATGAAGCCGCTTCGCCGGAACGCCGACAACCCGTTCTTCAAGTCGAGCTACACGGACCTCGCCGCGATGGCCGAGAACCTCTACCCGATCCTCGCGGCCAAGGGCTTCTCTGTCGTCCAGGGAGGCGACGGAACGAGCCTCTCTACCCTCCTCCTCCACTCCTCCGGTGAGTGGGTCGAGACCTCCCTCCCGATGCCGAACGAGCCGAACCCCCAGAAGCTCGGGAGCGTCATCACCTACTTCCGCCGGTACGCCCTCGCCGCCATCGTCGGTGCCACCTCCGAGGGCGAGGACGACGACGGCAACGCCGCATCGCATCCCACCGCGAGGCCAGCCACCTCGCCCGCTCCCGCCCCCCGCCCTCCGGCGCAGGGCGAGACGCACCCCACCCAACCGGCCCCGGCTGCCCCTACCAAGGCTCAGTCGGGTGCCGGTCCCGCCGCCCTCTTCGTCAAGGCGGTGGATACGGCGAAGGACACCAAGGAAGACCCGCCGAAGTGGACCCGCTGGACGGCGAACTTCTCGGACGGGACGAGGGCGAGCACGTTCAGCGAGACCGCCGGGGCCATTCTGACCCAGGCGAAGCACAACGGGACCGAGGTACTCGCCACGTTCGAAAAGAAGGGAAATTTCACCAATATCCTCACGGTCGAGCACATCGACCAGAGCGTACCCTTCTAGGCGCTGACATGGAAGACCTCGCGCTCTACTCGATCGCCGTCCCCATCGTCTTCTGGTTCTCCTACCACTGCTACACACGAGCCCTCGCATTCATGCGCAGAGACGCCAAGGAGACCGCCGCCCTCCGGGTCGCTGGCCTTAGCCCGGCTTTCGCGGAAGCCCTCCAGACGGTCAGGGGACTCAAATGCGGGATCGCTTACACCGCCCCGCATCACCCCGGAAGGGTTGGAGGCCCCGAGTGAGCCTTGATCTCAGGAACCGGCTGGACGCCGCAGAGGCGGAGCTGAGAGAGGCTATCAAGGCAGAGAGAGTAGGCATGAAGGGCGCCGGGATGCGTCGTCTACGCGCCGAGATCGTAGTCTCGGGCGCACGGAGCGCCTGCAACGTAGCCGCCCTCCGGGTGAGGGACTCATTCGGGCCGGAAGAGGACGGCACCCCGTGAGAGACCTCCTGGCGCTCGGGGGCTTCGTCTTCCTCGCCTGCTTCGGGGCCATTGTCGGGACGTGCCTCTGCCTACTTGTGGCGGAACGTCAAAACAAGAGAAGGGAACGGGCGGGACTGAAATGAAAAAGACCAGATGCACGGATGTCGTCTCCTGCCCGGAGTGCGAGGCTGACCTGGACGTGACCTATTACCCAGGCTCGCCCGGCCAGACTTACGGCCCACCGGAGCAGTGTTCACCGCCGGAGGGAGATGACATCGACTGCCCGGAGGAGTGCCCGGAGTGTGGGCGCAAGTTTACGGAGAGGGATCTGGACCGCTTCTGCGAGGAGCTTGGGGAGGAATACCGTGACCGACGCGAAGACCGCTACTGACGCCGCGCTCCGTGCCCGCGAGGCCGCGCTGGCGGCGAGGGTGGGGGAGCTGGAGAAGGCGCTGCGGGACACCGCGAACTGGCTCGCCAGCGTGTCGCAGGTGGGGCACGACCAGCGATGGAAGGACGCGCTCCGGGAGCAGGTTGGACGCGCCCGTGCGGCCCTCGCCCCGGCGGAGGAGGTGGAGAAGTGAGCGAGTGGATTGAGAACATGGCCCGCTCTGTCGAGAAGTGGGGGCCGAAAACCGATCGCGCGCTCCGGATGGTCGCCGTCCCGATCAACAACGGCGACGTGAAAGACGCACTCGCCGAGGTCGCCGCCCTCCGGTCCTCGCTGGCCGAGGCGACGAGGGAGAGGGACGAGGCGCGTGAAGCGTGCCGCCTGTGGGCCGAATGGAAGATCAAAACCGCCGAAGAGCGCGACGCCCTCGCGTCCCGGCTCGCGGAGAGCGTGGGGCTGCTGCTCGACGTCTGGGACGCGCAGCACCGCGAGGGATGGGAGCCGACGGAGACCGAGCGGAGCGTGACCGACCGGCTCGGGGACTGGCGATGGAACAACGGGTATGACCCGTTCAACCCGCCGCTGAGGCCAGACCCGCGCCTCTCCCCTCCTGCGGCCCACGGGGAGACGGACGGGGGGAAGCGATGAGGGGTAGCAGCGAATACAACTGCCCGTTGTGCCGCCGCTCCGTCAACGTCGAAGAGGTACGTCTGCGCCTGACGTGTGCGACGCTGCAAGGGATTCTCGCTAGCGACTCGTCCACGCCGGGAGGCGCCATCCCGCACGACAAGGTCGCGCTGTGGTCCGTGGCGCTGGCAGACGAAGTGCTCGCCCTGCTCTACCCGCCCCCGCCCGAGGAGCCGAAGCCATGAAGCATGATTTTGACAATCTCGTGATACCCGAGCCGAATAGCGGGTGCTTGTTGTGGATAGGGAACGTGACCAGCCGCGGGTATGGGAGGGTTAAACGCGGAGGGAAGGTCTGGCAAGCGCACCGTTTCGCATGGGTGGAAGCGAACGGACCGATCCCGGACGGGGTGATGGTGTGCCACCACTGCGACAACCCCCCGTGCGTGAACGTAGGCCACCTGTTCTTGGGTTCAGCCGCCGACAACGCGCAAGACTCCTCACGCAAGGGGAGACGTCGTCACCAGAAACGCACCACTTGCCTGCGCGGGCACCCCCTTGTTGGGACACGTACGGACGTGGGCACCACGTATCGAATGTGCCGAGAGTGTGACGTACTCCGGCGTCGCGCCGCACTGGCGCGAGGACTTTCGTCATGACCGCGCCGAAAGACCCGCTCGCCGAATGGTGCCCGAACTGCGAGAGCGTGGATGGACAGCCCTGCTACGACACGTTCACGAAGTTAGACGGCCGCCGCATCAGCGTGCCGAGAGAAGAGCCGCACCAAGAGCGGATAGATCGGGCGCACGAAGCCGCCGCCCGCGTTGCCGCCGCGAGGCGGGAGGAGAAAGAGAAGTGAACTGGATACTCATCATCGCCACGGTCTGCTATCCGACCACCATCAACACCCAGGTATCTCTGACGCAGGGGCTCGCGTATGCCGTGTCACTTCCGCCCCGCCCCACCATCGAGGCGAAGACGTTCAAGTCTCGCGCCGACCTTGAAGCGTTCGTTCTCGCCCGCGTGCAATGGGGACCGTGCTCCGAAAGGCTGATGGGTCTTGCGCCGGATGGCACGCCGTGGAGCGTGGAGCGCGTCGAGCGGAAGCGGAAGGTTGTCCGCGAGGTGGAAGAGAGCGACGGTTTCGCCGTCGAGTGGCGTGAGGTGATCCCATGACCGCCCTCGCTGAAGCACGACGCGCGGCGGAGGCGTGGCTAGCACAGCCGTACACGTTCGGCCTGTCGGATGCCCGTGGCGTCATCACGGCGTTGCTCCTCGCCCTCCCGCAGACCGAGGAGACGCCAACTGTCAAGGATTCCTTGGCGGTTGCCACCGCGCCGCTGCCGGTGGAGGTGCAAGACCGTGATTGACGCACGCGCTCGCGTCGTTGCCGCATACGACCGGCTGGCAAACGAGATCGAGGCTGAGAGGGTGAGGCTGCTCTACCGGTGCGACACCGCGCGAGGCCCCCGACAGGAGGAGCGATGAGCATCCGCGAGCGACTGGAGAAGTGGTCGATTCCGGAGCCGAATACCGGATGCACGCTCTGGTTCGGCGTGGTGAACAGGCGCGGCTACGGTAGGTTGCACGTGAGCGGTAGGCTGCACCTGGCGCACAGGCTCTCCTACGAACTGGAGCATGGTCCCGTGCCAGCGGGGCGTCTCGTCCTGCACAAATGCGACCAGACGGCGTGCATACAGGCCACCCATCTGTTCGTGGGTACGCATCGCGACAACATGGCTGATTGCGCCGCAAAAGGCAGATATGCCGGACAGAAGAAAACCGCGTGCCAGCACGGGCACCCACTCGTCGGATCGAACGTGGTCTGGCGCAGCCTGCGCGGTAGCCGTCCGTACAGAGAGTGCGCCACGTGTCGGAGAGATACGTGGAGGAGGTCGCACGAGGTGAACAAAGAGAAACGGAACGCAGCGCGCAAAGAGCTGCACCAACGCAGCCGCTCGAACCGAGGCCCCCGATGAACGCGAAGCCGCTGCCGTGCCCGGTGTGCCACCGCAGGGCGACGTTGGACGCTACCTACTGCGACGAGCCGAAGGTGACGTGCTGCGATATGGCCACGCACGATCTGATCGTCTACGGCAAGACACCCGCGCTCGCCATCCGCCGCTGGAATCGGCTCGCAGGAGGCCACCGATGAACCGCCGCCACGCTATCGCCGGAAGCCAGTTCTGCCGCTTCTGCGAGACACCGCTCGACAGCATGGACGAGTCCGAATGCTGCCCCGAAGCGAGGCTCACCGCTCGGGTCGTGATGCTGCGGGAGAAGCTGCGGAAGGCCCGCGTAGAGATCAAGAGGTTGCGCCAGATGTGGAACAACGCGCACGGAGGCCCTGATGCCCGCTGAGATGACCCTCGCCGAGATTCTGGAAGAGGCCAAGCGGGTCCTCATGGAACACAACGCCCCCGGCCTCGACGAGCAGGAGCGCGCTGCCGCTGCTCGTGTCGTCGCGGGCTACTCGCTGATCTACCTTCCCCGCCTCGTCGCCGTCGCGGAGGCCGCCGTGGAGATGCACAGGGTACTTCGCTCCATGAACCATGGCTGTGAGAACCCAACGCTGTGCCCGTGTGCTGCATCCGCCGCGCTACGGGCGTGGGACGCCCTCGCCAGCCCCGCCCCCGGCGCGGGAGAGGAGGAGGAATAGCCGTGCCCTGCATCCCATTCACAACCGGCGACGGCATCACAGGCATCCTCTGCGTCCCGTCACGCTACCGACAGACGCGCCGCGCACCCTGCCCGCACTGCTGCGTCGGCAACGCACGGACGATCCACGCATGGCGCGAGGTCCACTCCGGCTACTGCGCTCCCGACATGGTCTGCGGGCGCTGCGGTCAGTACTGGACGTTCGACCACGACCGGCTCCCGAAGATGAGCCAGCGCGAGCGGGCGGAGAACATCGAGATAGTTCGGGCGCTGCGTTCCGCCCCCGGCGCCCCCGGCAGAGGGCAGCCATGACCGACCTCTCCGGCCCCCTGCGCTCCGTCTGGTGGCACGGGTTCGTCACCGCCTGCATCACGGTCGGTGGGCTGCTGCTCGGGGTCATCGCCGTCATCCTGTTTGAATCCGCCCGATAGAAAGGAAGAACCAATGCAGAGCTACAAACTTTCGTTTTCGGCTGTCGTGAGCGCCGAGTTCACCGACTGCACCATCGCAACGGACGGAGACCTTACCGTGGTGCTGAAGAACGGGATGAGGGTCTTCGGAATCCCGACGAAGAACCTCATCGCCTTCGACATGATCCCGGATGTCCCGGCGCCTGTCCCTGCTGGTTGAGTCTGACGTGCCCCAGAGTCGCTCACTCAAGGTGTTCGGTGATCTCCTTGGAGCGGCATGGGGCGTCCTTCGTGAAGAGCCTGTCGGGCCTATGGAGCCCGTAGGCATCGGCTTCCTGTGGACGACGGCGGCGAGGGGAGGGGCGGATCGCGTCTCTCTCCCTCGCCCCTGGTCCCTCATCCGTAACGGCCTCATCGAGCGGGGGGCCATCCACCCGAGAGCGCACGTCTACATGCTCCGGGGCGAGGTGGTGAACGTCCGGCGAGGCGACGAACAGCCACGACTCATCGTCGCATTGGAGAGGTAAATGAACGAAGTCACACGCCGAGGGCTGGATACCTCGATCAAGCTCTTCCTGACGGCCCCAGAGTTCGACCGAATCCGTTTGTTTTTGATCGCAGACGCCTCGCAGGGGAAGGGAGAGAGCGAGGAGATTATCAAGTTCGTTGGAGACGAGATCCGGGCTCACCTCCTCCAGCACGTCAAGTCGGTGGCGGCGGCGCAGCTCCCGAAATGAGACCTAAAGGCTGGAACAAGTTCCACGCGGTCAAGACGACAGTGGACGGCGTCCGATTCGACTCGAAGGCGGAGGCGAAAAGATGGCAAGAGTTGAAGTTGATGGAGAGGGCCGGGGTGATCGTTGGACTCCAGCGGCAGATCCCATTCCCAATCACGGTCAACTCCCACCTGATCTGCACATACATAGCAGATTACGTGTACACGGAGGTGGAGACGGGGGAGAGGACTGTGGAGGACTGCAAGTCGAAGGCGACGATTACGCCGGAGTTCCGGTTGAAGGCGAAGCTCTTGGAGGCGACGGCTGGGATAGTAATCCGGATTCACACCGGAAGCCCCAGATGGGTGCTGGACGCGAGCAGGGGAAGGTGGTTGCGCAGGACCCCAACCAAGCGGAGCGTAAAGACGAAGGTATCTCGTGGGGCAACCTCGCCCGCGAGCTTCTGATCCAGGCGGCAAGGGACGTGGCGGGACTCGGCTACAACGAGGAGGCCAGCGACATGGCGAGCGCGAAGGCGTTCTTCTACTCCCAAGGGACGGAGCACATCCGGCATAGGGAGATGTGGTTCCACCTCGCAGGGATCAACCTCCCGACGAAGGAGACCATGCCAAGGTACGTGGGGATCATGGCAGGGCTCAGAAGGAAGACGGGGCCAAAGACGTGAGAGGCAGTCCGGCCCCCTCCCCCCACTGGGTGGGGTTCCGGCCGAGCCGGGCGCTCTCGTGCTGCGTGAAGGCTGGCTTAGTCTAGGGAACTACCCAGGTGGACCGAGGCGCGGGGGGCCGTCGCGTCATCAACCAGACGCTCGTCGCTCGGATTTCGCCTGCCTTCTGAACCCGTCACTGAAACCGGGACCGCGTGGAACCCGATGCCCCGTTGACGCAGGGGGCAGTCTACTCGCGTCGCGGGCTCCGAAAGCGCTTGGTTTGACCCGCGATATCTCACGGACCAATCTTACCACCAGCCGTGCTACGCTTGGGGCGCGGTATCTCACACCCGTCACCGGTCACGGGCGCAAGGCCGGAACAAGGCCCCCTCACGGGGGCCGTTCCCTTTCTAGGAGGACCGCATGAATCTTCTACCGTCCTGGTTCGACCTGACGACCCTTGCCGCCTTAGCCGCCGGGCTCGCCCTCCTCATGGCTTACGTCGAGACGCACCGTGACTCTAATGGGAAGGGGCCATCTGGGGAGTAGCGAGGGCCATCTTGAGCCCCTCGTACACCTTGGCCGTGCGGAGTGCGTCCACGGCGAGGTTCGTGGCGGTGGGCGACCACTTGCCAGCGGCCTCCGCCATCTTAACCGCTCGCATGAATTTCGGGAAGGCGGCAGGGTTCGAGGCTACCTTCACGATCCCGCTGTTCATCAGTGCGTATGCCTCGCGAGGCAGGAACACCATGTTCGTCAGCTTGAACCCGACCACGGAAGCCATCATCCCGTAGAACTTCCCCTCCGCAGTGTCCCCGGTGTATGGGATGCCAGCGGCTTGCGGCGTCTTCGGTAGCCCCTTGATCTCCTTCGACATGGTCTTCAGGTTGTTCACGGTATTCGCGGCAGCGGGGTCGGAGAACAGCCTCCTCCCCGCTGCGCCCGTGTTGTCCATGCGAGTCGCGAAGTTCTCGATGTCTATGACCTTCTCCCCGCTGCTCTTCGTCCGCAGGAGAAGGCTCTCCAGCGCTGCCCGCTGGACATCGAGTTGCTGTGACGGGGTGATCGAGCCTTCTTTCACGGCCATCTTGAACGTGTCCACCCACTCCGGGTGATTGGCCGAGAGAAGATTCTTCGCGAGGTCGCCTTTCTTGTTCTCGGCCATCCCAACGAACGTCTGCTTCAGCACCTCGCGGTGGTCGCCAGAGAACTTCATCAGCTTGTCGTAACCAGCGCCAAGGAGAGGGTCCGTCTCGAAGGCGGCACCCCTGATCTTCTGGTCCAGCCGCGCCTTCAGATCCCGCAACCCTTCGACGTACTCCTTCGTGTACCCCTCTGCCAAGCCGAGCCTCTGCGCCTCAATCTCTTGAAGGCGTGTAGACACGGCCGAGCGGGCACGTACCACGGCGTCACCGGCCTCCGCCGAGTTCAACGGCGGGAGCATGGCGCGGCCCGTCAACAGCGGGTCGGTGGCTCCGGGGCGTGCCTTCTGCCCCTCCCGCATGGCGTTCACGAGTTCTTCCCACTTGGTGTCGCCTTCAGTCAGTACCTTCAGCCCGCCCTTCGCCTTGGGCCTGCTCTTCTCTAGGTTGATGAGATCCTTCGCCACGTCGGTATAGTCGATCTTGGAGGAGGCGAGGCTCTCCTCGAAAGCCCTGAACTGCTCGCGCTCCTTGTCCAGGAACACCCTCCTGAATTTGGAGAACCCTTCCTGACCGATCTCCCCGATCTCGTGCTGTTCGACGTGCTTGCCGAGTGTCTGCATCGTGGTAGCCGCCGCGTCGGCCGTAGCCAAGGCGAGAGCGTCGTTCGCCTTCTGCAAGTCGTCCCACTTGGTCTTGTAGAACCTCTGCCCGCCCATCGACTTGGGCGCCTGCCGCACAGCGGCTCTGCCTATGGCTACGCCTACGGGCAGGACGCCCCCGAGGACTTCACCGATGGTCTGCCCCGCGAACTCCTGCACCCCGCCCTCAAGCGCACGGTTGATGACATCGGCCTTGTTCGCTGGCTTGCCGGGCGTGTCGAGGGCAGTCTGCACCCCAGATTTGACGAGGCTCCCGGTCGCTCCCCCCGCCCCAGCGGCGAGAGCACGCACCGTAGCGGCTCTCGCTAGCGCCCCGAACCCAACTGCCGCAGGCCCCGTGAACGGGAGCGTGGCCAAGGTCGCGCCGAGGGCGGACGCCCCACCGAGCGCGGCGTCGATCTTGTCGCCACGGGTCGGCAGACCCCTCGACGCATCCGATGCGGAGCCAGGGTTCACCGGGATGTACTCCTCGTACTTCGATCCGGTGGGAGGGACGTACTCCTCGTACTTAGGCATCACTCACCTTTTACGGGCTTGCCGTTGACCATCAGGTAGCCCACGCCGTTGTACTTGAGGCCCCTGCCTGCGGGCTGCTTCTTCAGCGCCGCCAGGAAGTCGGCCGGGAGCTTGACTGGCGGAGCCTCCGGAGTGAATGGCGTCTCCGGTATCTCCGACCCCGGCGGGGCGTACTGGCTGAAGTAGGTCTTCCTCCGCTCCATGAGTTCCGGGATCTTCCCCCTGGCGAATTTCGGGAGCCCGTTCGCTTTCGCGGCCCAGTCAACCCCCTGGTTGTATTCCATGATCTGCGTAACGAGGTTCTTGATCTTCGTCTCCACCTGACGGACGACCTCGTCGTTGGCATCCGGGGATTTGTTCGGGTCGAGTATCCCGTCCCTCAGAAGCCGGAGGTCGGTATCCGACAGAGGCTTCAGCCCTGCGGCTTTGGCAGACTCAGAGAGCGTGTCGATGGACACCGAGAGCATCTTCTGCTCCTCAGACCCACGCCACACCTTACGGGTAAGTAGCCACCCCTTGCCGAACCCAAATTTGCCCCTGATGTTTTCAGGGTTCTTGGGGTCGAGCATCGCCTTCGCCTTCTCGATCGTGTCGAGAGCTTGGCTGGATTCGCGAAGGCTCGTGTCCACCACGGCTGATGGCTTCGATTCAGACAGCACCTTCATGTTGAAAGAGTGCGCCCTGCCCCTCATCTCCGCCTCTTCCTTGGCCTGGATGCGGCGCTCCGTGATGTCGCCACGGGCGTCCACCACCGCGAGCATCGCCCTGGCGCGGGAGACCTCCTTCGCGTTGTCCTCTTTTGCCTCCGCCGCCTTCAGCTTCGCGACGGCCTTCGCCCTGTCGTCGGCGTACTGTTGGAGCCCCTCGATCTCAGCGATGATCTGGTCCTCCGGAATCCCCATCGCCACCATCTTCTTGGCCGTCCCATGCACGTCGAAGACGCTGGACTTCTCGATCATGGAGACCGCGTCGTCGTGGATCTTGAAGGTCGCGTCGATCTTGGATTTCTCCGCTATAGAAGCCACGGACGCCTGCTTCTGAGACTCGACGAACTGGCGCTGGGTCTGCTCATCCTGCAACCGCGCTGCGGCTAGGCTCGTGTCCGTGATCTCCTTGCCGTAAGCGAATGCCTTCGCTTCCTCTCCCTTCCGCTTCGCCGCGATCCCCTGGTTCCCCATCTGGAGGTTGGTTTGCCCGAGAGCCCGTACCCACCCCGGCATCGTCGGATCGTTGGCAGCCATGCCCCCGGCGAACTGGGAGAGGGCGTCGAGGATGGGAGACCCGCTCGACTCCTGCTGCCGAAGCTGGGCCACCCGTGCCATCGCCGCAGCCTTCATCGTCTTCAGGTCTGTCATCTGGCCCATGACATCTTCGAGGAAGCTGCTGGAGACTCCCTTGAGATCGGTGGTGCCGTCTGCCTTCCGGGTGATGCTACCGATGGGCGGGGGCTCCGGCTCTCTGGACGCAGCCATCTGCTGCCCGTAGTCGCCGAGCACCCCGACGTAGTCGTAGGAGCCGAAGGCGTTCCCCGGCTGGGGGGCGCCCATGCCCCATCCGAGCCCCTCCTGCGCACGGCCCTGCCCTGCGTTGAGGGCGAACTGGAACGGGACTTCATCCGCGTAGTCCCTCTCCGCCTGCGGCGTGAGAGCCCCGGCCAAGTCCGGGAGCCCAGAGGTTTCGCTGGGGCGGTAGTTGCTGCTCATGGCTACCTCGTCCTCATGTCGAAGACCGGCGCGTTAGGGTCGAACCCTGCGATTCCCGTCGTGTTCGGCTGGCCCCACCAGCCGGACTGCTTCCCTGCCCCGTAGATGGAGCCTGCCGCGTTCACCCCGCCGAGCACCGCTGCGTAGGTGGGGTTGTAGTTCGGGAGCATGGAGATGGCCTGAAGGTTGTTCCCCGCCGCACCGACGGCTGCGTTGCCCGCCTGACCGGCCCCGCCGAGGCCCATGCTCATCAGGGAGTTGGCTTGGTTGACGGTCGCCATCCCCTGCTGGACCCGACTACCCGTCATCGCGTCGGCAAGGATCTGGCCCATCTGCGCCGGGTTCAGGGCGGAGGCGAGGTTGCCACCGGCCACGTTCCTCTTGGCCCCGGCATCCTGCGCCTGCACCCTGGACCTCTCCTGCCCCGCGATCCCCTCCTGAAGTCCCGTCCTCTGCTGGGCGAATGCCTCCTGCATGTAGGCGGGGAGGTCGCCCTGCTGGGCCTGCACGAGAGCGGGCATGAGGGCGTCGTTGCGGGCGCCGAGGGCTGGCATCCCGAGCCCGTAGCCCTCCCGCGCAAGCTGACCGTACTGCCGCGCCGCCTGCCTCGAAGCTGAGTTCTTACTGGTGCTCATGAGTAATACCCCATCGCGCCACCGAGGACGCCTCCGATAAGAGCCCCGTACCCACCGAATGCCGCCCCTGTCCCAGCACCGCTGGCGGCTCCCTGCACGGCCCCGCCCCATCCGCCGCTGCTCGACATCCCGTTGATGCCAGCGAGCTGCGCCTGAGTCATGCCCTGCCCCATGCCGATCGCGGTGTTCGCTCCCTGCCCCAAGAGACCGAGCATCTGGTTGTACTGCCCCATGCCCGCCTGCGCCTCCTGGAAGTTCAGGTTCCTAGTGGCGGACTCCCGGCTCTGGTTCAGGGCGTACGTCCCCTGCGAGATGGCGGCGTCGAGTTCTCCGGTGGAGTAGACCTGTCCCGAAGTCCTAGCCCTCGCCCCGGCAAGCTCCCGGTTCGCCCGGATGGCTCCGTCGTACCCGAGGTCGTTCTGCTGCCTCGCCGTATCGAACTGCTTGGAGATGCTCAGTGGGATCTCGTTGGCTCCCTGCGAAACCCCGCCCTTGAGCATCTCAAGGATCTCCGAGAGAGGCCCCTTGCTCTGGTCCCACAACTCCCCGGAGAGCTGGGCGTTAGTCCTCGCCGCCTCGCCCGCTGCCTTATCTTTCGATGACTGTCCCATCTTGCCTCCTTAGAACTCCGTGTCATCCGGCTGCGGGGCCATGAGGCGGTCCACCGCGCGGTACGTGGCCTCGCCTGCCAGTTTAATCAGGATCTCCTTGGACGCCGGGTCAGGGTGAACTCTGGCGAGAAGCGCCGCAAACCTCTGGCAGTCCTCTACCCCCAGCCCCGAATTCCAGAAGGTGCAGTTGAAGGCAGTCTTGGCTGACCACAAAGAGCACTTGTTGTACTGGACTCCGGTAGCCTCCGCCACGTCGAGGTCCGCTCCTCGAAGCTCGCACCCGTCGAAGAGCACGTCGTGGAAGCTGGCGTTGACGAAAGACGAGTAAGCCAGCCGACAGGATCGGAAGGTGACGTTTCTGAGTACGGCCCCGGCAAAGGAAGCCTGCTCTCCGTCGCACCCGGTGAAGGTAACGTCATGGAAGCTCCCCGAAAGGAAGTTCGCGCCGTAGATGTCGGTGTCCGTGAGGCGGCAGTTCACCCACCGGGAGTTCACGAAGTGGACCATCGAGAGCCGGGAGTCGGTGAAGGAGACGCCCTCCCAGACGGACTGGAAGCACTGGCCCGAGCGGAGGTCCACCTTCAGGAAGTCCCCTCCCTGCTGGACGTGCCCCATCAACCGGCGCTTCATCCCAGCGAGAGTCGGCACAGGAACCCCTCCTCGCTCAAGAGCGATACGGACGGCATTTCGAGGTAGACGGCGGGGACGCTCTCGGTCAGGGTTCGGATGGCTATCACGGGGTCTATTGTGAGGCGTCCGCCGACGAGACGCATGATGAGGTCGCCGGGGGCCACCTTCGCTGCCCGACGGAACCTCCGCCTCCCGTCCACGTAGACCGCCACCCGCTCGTCATGGAGGCACCGTATGCAGGCCCCGGAGGCTCCGTGGAGCCATACCGTCCCCTGCCCTTGCCCACGCCTCGCCTTCTCCACCCGTGCCCTCCTAGCCCCCGTAGACTCCACTTTGTCGCCCGCCCTGATCTCCGTAGGCCGGGTCGGCTGCTCGTTCACCCATACGGGCTCTTCGGCGTGGATGGCACCTTTCACGGGACGATCACGTAGGGGTTTGGATAGGCGATAGTTGGCTCTGATTCAATCCCTCTCCTGTTGATTCCGCAGGCGAGGAAGAATCCTCCGGGAGTAGCCACGGGATCGGGGGAGGAGATCTCCAGCCATTCCCCTTTGCCCGTGGCGGGGACGGAGGCGACGAGCCTGCCGATCTGGAGAGCCGCCTGCCTGCGGGCGAGTAGCCCCATCTCCCTAGCCGTGGCAACCGTGGCCGGTACGAAGTACGCCCGGTAGCTGACCGTCGGGTCTCTGGACGGGATGCCAGAGTAGTCCTGAAACTTGAAGATGCAGACGGTGTCGGTGAGCCCCTTCGTCACCTTGAAGTCGCGGGGAGGCTTCGCCGCCCTGTCGTACAGGCTCTCGAAGTCCTCCGGGTCCGCCGGGGTACGGATGTCGCGGAGGTTGCTCACATGTCTACCTGATTCTCAGAGGCGGTAGACCAGCCGACTCCCATCCGGTAGAGGCGGAAGATGCTATCGGCGTGGTTGGGGAACGTCACCTCGATGTCGAAGGTGTACCCGAGGATCGGCATGTCCGGGGAGAGCGCCGCATCCGTGACGATGAGTTCGGCGTCGAACTCGTTGTCGATGATGTACTGATGAGGCGAGACGATCTGTTTGTAGGCAGAGTCGTACTCCTGTACCGGGGATGCCGTCAGGGCCGTGGCCGAGTAGTCCTTGATGAGTCGCACCCGCCACCCGTAGAGGAGAGGCGACTGCGTCGTCGGGCTCTCGTCGCTGACGAAGAGCTTCACGAAGTGGAGCCGTTTCCTCGTCTTCTTCCCGTCGAAGTTCAGGGGGAAGGTCCGGATCGTCCCGGCCGGGGTAGACCCGGTCGTCGCGTTGTTCAGCCACTTGAAGAGGCGGATATTGGCCCCTGTCCCCGGCTGGGCGAACGCCTCCGCCCCGTAGTTCGTCCGGTCCTGTACCGCCGTCCATGCGGTCCTCTCTCCGCTGGGAGACAGCCCAGTGGCCGTGACGAGCGTGTGCTCCGACCACGTCTTCGTGTCAAAGTCGAAGAAGAACGTCTTGCCCGAGGTGCCCGTAACATCCGGGCAGAAGAGGAGGATGATCCGTCTTCCTTCCGTGACGATGGTGTGGATGCGGGCCTTGGCGTACTGCGCCCGGAGCGTGAGCTTGGCCGCGTGGAGGTAGGTCTGGATGTCCTTGGAGATGGGCGTCGCCTCGCCACCGAGGGGCATCGCGTAGACCCTGCCGTCGGTCCCGATGAAGACGACGAGCGCCGTCTGCCCCTCCACCTCCGGAACGAACTCGGCCATCTGGTACTCGCCTACACCGGCCATCCTCGTGGAGACCCGGATCAGGCGGTAGTTCGCTTCGTTGTTCCCGGCGATGGTGTAGGCCCACCGCTCCGTCGTGATGAGGAGGCTTTCCCCAATCAGCTTCATCCCACGAATGCAGCCGTCCGAGGCGGGGATACGGAGAACGTTCGTATCTGCGAACGACTCCTCCGGCACGCCGAACGGGCACTGGACCCTGTCGCACGAGTAGTGGAGAGCGGCCGGGTCTTGAGGCCCAGCGACCCAGATGCGCCCGTCCCAGTAGGCGAGGTGGGCCGGGAAGATGATCTGCTCCACGCCGTTCTGGATGATCCGGGGCCTGCCGTTCGTGAACTGCGGAGCACGGAGGGCGCCCGAGATCAGGAGGTCGGCGTCAGTGGACTTGTCGGACCAGAAGTTCCCCGTCGTCGTCGGCGGGAACGCCGTAAGGTTCTGGATGGGATTCGGGAGCCCCATCCACTCCGGGTTCGGCCTGACGGTGTACGGAGCCGCCGTGTCCGTCGTGGTCGGCTGGAGCGATCCGATGGGGTAGAGCGTGGACCCTCCGGAACTCAGGGTCCGGAAGAAGAGGATGTGGGTGAACCTCCGATGCTTACCGTCCTCGTCCGTGTAGTAGATGATCGAGGTGTCGGGAGGGTAACTGATCGAGCCGACATCGACATTCACGGAGATGCCGACGTTTGTCAGGTTCGTCACGGTGGGCGTGAAGACCGGGCTGATGTTGGAGATGTGCCCCGTGATCGGGTCGTACCACGCGTAGGCATAGGACGGTGCCGTGTCGGTCCACGTCATGTTCCCGCCCGTCGTAAGGATGCTGCCAAGGACGGTGTTCGCCCCCGTCGTGCCGCCGATGCCATCCCAGTAGAGGTCTACACCGCCCCGCGTCATCGTGTGGCGATAGCCAGTCACGGTGAACGGCTGGAGGACGATGTCGTCGTCCGGGTCCCAGCCGGTGATCGGTCCCCCCGGAGGGTCTTCCGGGTCCAGTGGCCCCTTCGGCAGTCTCCTGCCGCGCCACGGGTGGTCGAGCCTCGCTTGGTTTGCGTAGGGGATGAGCGGCGTCTCTGGCGGCGTGGAGTTGCCGAACGCCTCCATGATGAAGACGAGCCCGTTCACGTTGAGGGTGAGCATCACCCAGCCGTTGTCCGTCGGGAGGCCGGTGCCGGTGAACGTGGCTATGTTGGACCCGTTCGCGATGCTGACCTGAAGACCAGTCGTCGGGAAGACGGACGTTCCGTCCTTGATGTCGATGGTGTTCGCGTCGGGAGCGGTGGTGTCGTCCCATGTGATCCCGTCTGCGGTGATGACGTGGGTGTCCGCTGCGGCTGGCGGGGTCATGTCAGCGGTCGGGAGCGCAGTCGAGAGCCCTCCGTTGGGCACGTTGTCCGTGATGTACTTGCTCGTCTTGTGGAAGTACCCGGACGCCTGCGTCCCTGCCCCTCCGGGCGTACCTATGGTGAGGGCGCCGATGGTGGGGGCGGCGGTCGGTGAGCCCACCCCTAGTGTGTACGCAGTAGGAGTCCCGTCGTTCCCGTAGAGGGATGGTCCCGTGGACGAGTCGTAGATGACCGCCTGATCTATCCCGGTCGCGATGAAGCACCTGTTGTTCACGTTGACGAAGACAGCCGGGTACTCGATGGACGCCTTACAGATGACGTTGGTGTCCATCATCGACGCCGGGGGATCGAAGACCTGGTCTACGACTCTCGTGTAGTTCCAGATGTAGCCGTAGGTATTGGCGCCCCACACCCTCACGTTGTGCCCGAGCATCTCGGTCTTCGGCCCGAGGGTCGGGCTCGTGAGCGAGAACTTGGAGTACCCGTGCAGGGCCAGCGCCTTCTTCGCGTTCTCCTCCGCGTTCTCATCGTCCACGAAGTAGCCTGTGTACTCGGCTATGGCCCCGTCCGTGCGCCACGAGTCCTGCCAGATGTGGACGTTGACGGTCTCCCGCGTGTCGTTGATCGGCTCCTGCTGGAAGGCGTGGTAGCCGAACTTCGTGCCCCCACGCCCTGCCCTATCCGGGACGAGCGTGAGCACCTCTACGCCGCGATACATCAGGTACGCTCCTGCTTCATCATCTGCCGCTCGGCCGTCTGCTTCTGCTGGTCCACGAGACCCGATGCAGCGTTCTTCGTGCTCCGGTAGGGGTCCAGTAGGTTGACGATGGCGCTCTCGGCTCTCTTCTGGATGATGTCCCACCCCGCGAGTCCGTAGATGCGCCGCGCCTCCGCCTCTGCGAGTTCGATCATCAGGTTGTCGAAGCTGTTCGGCGTGGGGAAAAACTGCGCCCCGCTGATGGGGAGTTCGGTGGCGCTAACGTCCCTGTGGTACACGAGCGCCATCGTGAACGTCCCGCCTATCGGCCTCGCGCTGAACGGGTACAAGTACCCCTTGTAGCGGTAGTCGTCAGTGCCGGTAAAGCTGGTGGTCATCGCCCAACATGAATACGCGCCAGGTGGAGCCTCCACTTCTGCGAACTGCTGGGTGAGGGCCTCGTCCCACGGGACCGACGGGATCAGCGTGTCCATAGACACACCGACCATTGCCCCTGACCCTGATGTCGGGCCAGCGAGGTAGATCGGTTTACCCGGATCGCAAGCCTTCGTCCCGGTCGGCAGCGCAATCGTGGTGGAGCCATCGGGGATGGATACGGAGGACGCTTCCAAGTCCCAGACGAAGGCACCCTTCTGTGATATCCAGCGGTACGCCTCGTTCAGCTTGTCCATCCAGAAGGTCTGGGAGAGCCCGATCGGTACTCTCGCTTGGCATTTCGCGATCATCACGGAGGTGGAGAGGAGGTTGCTCATCTAGTAGCCCCCTACGTGGCGCCACCATCTGCCGCCATAGCCGCCGCTGTCGTTCGTGAACTCGTCGCTCCTGTTGTCCACCGGACCCGAGATGACCTGTCGCTTCATCTCAAGCTTCTTCCTCGCCGCGATGGCAGCGGGGACTTCCCAGCCGGGGACGCCGTTCGTCCTCTTCACCTCTGCCTCCGCCATGAGTTCAAGGATGTCCTGATACGTCTGGGGTAGCCACGGGATCTGGAGGAGCGACGTGAAGTCGGTGGGCCGTGCCTTGTAGACGAGCCGCATGACGGACGTGTCGGTGGGCGATGGGCTGATCCGGATGAGGTGCCTGCCCGTCGAGTCACGCCCGTAGTCGGCATACCCGTAGGTGCCCTCCGTCTCCAGCGACATCCGGGGGATGTGCCTGATGCGGTCCCGCCCGCTGGTGCCGACGAGGGTGAGATCCTTGCCGGGCTCGAAGTCTGCGGGCATCTGGAACACGTCCTGGTAGATCGTGTACGCCTCTCCGGAGAGGTTGGCCTCCCCGTGGAAGGGCTGGACGAGGAGGAGCGTGCCGACCCCACCGAACGAAAGCACGGGCCAGTCGGACGCGCCGAGCTTCAGCCGCCGGTTCGTCCACCCCGTACTCCACGTCGTTCCTGCCCCCGTGACCGTGGCAGAGCCGACGGTGGCGGAGATGGTCCCCGTCGAGTAAGACGGGTTGACGTTGATGTTCGTTTCCTTGTAGGCCCACGGCCAGTCGTAGGCGCCGTGGATTTCAAGGTGGGCCGTGTTCAACGCCTGCATGATCTCAAGGCGGGGGATGGCGGGGCCGGAGCCCACCTTCCTCTGCACATTGGCGATCATCACGGCTAGGGTGCGGTCGGCCATCGGCTACTCCTTGGGGAAGATGCTCTTGAACGCCTCTGCGGCAACGTCCCTTGATCCGATCGCGGAAGAGGCTTCGGTCCCGATGACGAAGAGGAGGATGCGCCGGAGCTTCACCTTCCTCGCCGCGTGCATGTCCAGCGTCTCGCCTTCCCGCTTCGAGAACTGGGTGATCCACTCCTTGACGCGGGCCAAGCGGACGGGCTTGTCGTAGGACATCCACGCACGGAGGTCCGTCTGCTCCTGAAGGACGAGCGGGATGTGCTCGAAGTTCCAGATGGGGTCACGCTCTTCGATCTTCTTCTCGACGGCGACGTGGTCGTTCCTCTGGAGCTTCGCCGTGAAGAGCGCCTCTCCGATCGCGTCGTATACCACTGGGTCGGGCATCGTGCCTCCTTGGGAAAGAGCGGGGGAGTGGAAGTCCTCCCCCGCCAGGTTGACCTAGCAGCCCTTCTTCGGCCTCATCGGCATGGGCTTGGGTTTGCCCTTGGGCTTCTTGGTAGCCATCAGAAGTTACCTTTGAAGTTCACGTAGAAGGGGGTGAGTCCGGGACCGGCGGCGGAGTACGCCGAGAGGGCGACGAGCCCGCCGGGACCGTTGAAGAGGTTGGCGGCATCGGCGGCGGACCCGATGGCGACTCCAGCGGCGGAGCCGACTGCGGGCTTCCCGACGGCGGTAGCCGTGCCGTTGCCGACCGTCTGGACGAGGGCGAGGCCCTTGGTCTGGATGATCGTGTAGTAGGTGTCCGTGACGGTGCCGAGGACGACGCCGACGGGGACCGTGGTCGCCGTGTTCACGATGACCTGATAGGGGCGGATGATGATGGCGACGTTGCCGTTGGTCGCGGCCAGTTCGAGAGCGTTCTGGTCGTCGGGCTTCGAGGCGACGCTCGGGTCCACCCGCGAGAAGGTGATGGTCGTGGCCGTGTTCGAGATGATCTTCCGGATCGTGAACCCGCCGCCGGAGGAGGTGGAGTTCGCGATGTAGAGGATGTTCCCGATCTCGGCATCGACGGTCAGCCCGCCAGCGGCCCAGACGATCGTCTTGGTGCTGGAGCCAGCGGCAGTGACGGTGGAAGCCGTCGGCGTGCCGAAGGAGACGAGCTGGCCCTGCGCGAGCGCCGCAGCGGCCTTCACGTACATGAACGAGTTGCCACCGATGGAGTCGATTTCACCGACACAGTCCCATTCCATACCGAGACCAGCGAGGAGTGCGGACGAGTTGACGGCGTTGCCCGTGTAGTAGGGCCACAGCTTCTGGAAAGCCAGCGGCGCGGGCGCGAGGTGGGCGGGGTAGGGTGCGTTGCGAGAGAGACCCATGTGTTTTCCTCCTGTCCTTCTGCGCTTACGCCGTGAACCCGTCAACCACGAAGTTGAACATGCGGCTGGTCGTGCAGAGGAAGAGACGGGTTGCGCAGAGCCGGGTCGAGGCGAGCTGCGTGTTGTACTTGAGGGGTTCGGTCCACTCGAAGAACATCGTCGGGTCGGTCACGAAGTAGGTGTAGTTCGTGTTGACGCCGTAGACACGGCCGGAGGGGCACTGGCGGTCCCAGACCCACTCGATGCCGTTGTACTCAAGGGAGCGGAAGGTGGCGTCGCCCACGTTCCCACGGCCGGTGTTGACGTACCGGGCCATACCCATGAGGGTACGGTTGTAATACTCGAACACGTCCTGCCCCGAGATGATCGCGTTCGGGGTGTCGTAGGTGCCGTCGGAGGCGTTGTTGAAGGCGGTGATCATCACGTCGGTCGCCGTGCCCTTGACGCCGTTCGCGGCGAAGGAGCCAGCCGAGGTGACGGCGCCGTTGCGCCAGAAGGGGTTCGTTGCAGGGTCGAGCTTCCCGACAGCGCCCGAGGACGGGGTCGTCGAGATGAGCGTCGAGAGCGGGATGATCGCCTTCGGCCCCGCGTCAACGAAGATTGCCTCGTTGAGCATCGTGCCCATCGTCCGCGTCACCTGACGCAGCCGGAGTTCCACGAGGGAGAAGAGCTTCGCCTGCCCACGGTTCTCGGCCTGCTCCACGCGGCTGATGCCGATGGACCCACCGAGGTACTTCCAGTCGTACTGGAGCGGGAGGGCGCCTTCGGCGATCTCCTGAGAGAAGGGGTCAACTCCCTGGAACCAGTGGACGTTGGGGTTCTGACCGTACTCGGCCACGCCCTGCCACGTCCGTCCGCCGTCGCTGTCCTTGTGGCCGTACTTGTCCATCAGGAGCGCGGTGGCGGGTCGGTTCTCCAGGAAGTTCTTGCGGAGTTCAGGGTCGTAGTTCTTGAGGGTGGACGTGAGGAACGTGTCGAACTGAAACGATTCGGTCGGGCCTGCCATGTGATCCTCCGGGACGCGCCCGACCTAACGGGCTGCGTCAGAGTCGAGGGTCAGGCACCCCGCCAGCCTTTATGAACGCATCCAGGATAGCTTCCTTCGCTGTCATGTGCTGCGTGCTGCGGCTGGCACCATTGCCTGATCCGGCCTGCGATGACACGGACGGAAGGCTTGCGCCTTGCGCCCGCATTTCTTCAATCGCCCGCCTCGCGTAAGCCTTCATTTTCACATCGGCTTGAGCCTTGTAGGCTTCAAACTCCTGCTGAATCTGGACTTTCTCGATGCGGTCGGCCAGAGCCGCGAGTACCAACGGAGCGTACTGGTAGTTGTTCATTGACGCCAACTGCTGCAACTGCGGATCTCCACGGATGATCTCCGCGATCTCCGGCTCTTTCTCCCTGACGAGAGGCGAGATCTGCACCGCCTTGTCGAGAGCATTTCTGAGCGCAGCCTGCTGACGCATGGGGCCAACTTCCCGTTCGATCTCCTGACGCATCATTTCGGGCAGGGCGCTCAAATCGCCCGCCTCGATGCGCTCACGGATCTGGTCCTGCACCGTCTGGGTGGGCGTCTCCACCCCTCCAGACCGCAGCCGCTCCAAGGCAACGTCGAGGAACTTGTCCTTCTGTGCCTGGAGTTCGGCCCGCTCCTTCGCGACCGACTGCCACTTGGGCGTCCAGTCCCTTACGAAGGGCGCCTCCACCTTGCGGCGGATAGGCTCCGGTGCCTTGCTGAAGTCCAAGGACTCCAGCCTCTTCACGAACTCGGGGTCGCCCCACGGGTCAGGAGACGCTTCGGGTGCCTTCGGCGTGTCCGCCTCAAGCTCCGCAAGAATGCTCCCTCCGGCCGACTGCCCTTCACCGGCTCCCGTCCCTGCGGACGGGGCAACCGTCGGGGCGCCATCAGCTACGGCGTTCTCTGCCATCGGTTTACCTCCTGCTGTCAGACTAACATGGCGTTGTCGCCGAAATCGACGACACGCGGGGTTACAGGGGCTACGTTGCCCGATACCGTATCAGCGTAAGCCTTCTCCATCGCGGCACGGAACTTCGGATCGTTCTCCGGGATGATGTCCTTACCATCCTTCACGGAGGCCACCCCCCTGTTGAACTCACCCTCCGACACTTCCTCAAGCCCCTTGGCCTTCAGGATGCGCCGCTTCTCGTCCCGCGAGGTGATGTACCGCCCCAACTGCACGTCGTAGTGGCCCGTCCAGTGGGGGTCAGGGCTCATGCCGGGGGCCGCAGAGAAGTACCTCGTGGCGGCGCCCCCGCACACAGGGCACTCCAACTCATCCACGTAGGGCCACTGCTCCACGGTGAAGTGGTACTCGTACTCGGTCTTGCACTTCTTACAGTGGTACTCGGCCATCGGCATCTACATCGCTCCTGTCCCGGCGTTGGGCGTGCCGGGGTCGCCCCTCATCCCCTTGGGGCCGGAGGGCTGTCCGCCCTGCCCGCTGATCCCTTGGGCGAGGAAGTTCTTCACTTCGGCGAGGTCGTTGTTGGAGAGGTTCGTCTGGACGGCGCGGGCGATCTGCTCAAGGAGCTTCTCGGGGCCAACCTGCCCCTGCGCGAACATGGCCGAGGCTGCGGCGAGGTTCTTGATCTCGGCCTTCCCGTTGCCGAGCATCTCCTCGATATCGTCCCAGCCCATGACAGAGCCGTACTTACGGAGGAGCGGGTAGATGGACTTGCCCTCTGCCTGAAAGATCGGGGCGAGCATCTGGAACTCCTGCTGCGCGGCCATCTTCTTCGTCTCGGTCGTCCTGGGGCCGGAGGAGCCCGCGTAGACGTTGAACGCGAAGTCGCCCTTGATGGAGTCCTTGTCGTACTGGAACCACTCCGTGAGGCCGGATGCCGGGAGTGGCCACTTGCGGGCGGCACGCTTGACGGCCATCGTCGCCTGAAGGAGGAGGAGGTGCTTGGAGCAGAACTCTCGGTAGAAGTCTGCGATCTGGTCAGCCAGCTTCACGAGCTTCTGCTGCTTTGAGTCGTTGATCATCACGGCCTCGCGGGCGCTGCGCGTCTGCGGGAGGCCCCCACGGTCGGAAGGCCCGTACCCGAGGATCTGCTGGATGTCCGTCTCGATGCCCTGCTTCCGGACGTAGTAGTCCTGCGGGACCATCGGGTCTTGCATCTGCACCACGAGCCGCTGCATGTCCACCTGCCCAGTGGAAGCGGGGCCGACGAAGGCGTCGAGTTCGTCCTTCTCGATCAGGAGGACGGAATGCTCCGCCGTCGTGTCAACGAGGTGGGCGATCGTGTCAGGGGTAAACCACGAGGCAGGGGCGAGGTGCTTCTTCCAGCGGTTCCGGTAGTACCCGTCCATGTCGAATTCGATCCGGTTCAGCTTCTCCAACTGACGGCGTACGAGGCTGATCACGGGCTTCGGATAGAACCCCTTGGGGTTGGGGTGCATCGCCATGACGGTGGCCGGGAAGAGGCTCCTGGGGCCAATCTTGAGCTTGCAGGGCCACGGCTTCGTGCCGAGGTAGTGGTACATGGAGTCGAGGAAGTAGTGGATCTTCTGATCCGGCTTGTCCCAGACCTCCCAGACGCAGCACGTCTTAAAGTTCGGGTCCGTCTCCTCCTGCTGGGAGCCACGCCCGCCGGAGGAGCGCCTCCCACCGGGGCCGTCGGGCCTCGTAGTCTGGGAAGCCTCCTCGATGCTGTCCAGCTTCTCGGGGAGTGTGAATGACGGGTCGCCCTGAAGCTCAGAGATGGTCGGGTAGAAGGCTCCGGCCCACCAGCCGTGGTCCGAGAGGTCCAGCTTCGTGCCGCGAGGGTCGAAGAGGCTGTCCTTCGGGTGGACCCTCACGACTTCGTACGCCTGCTCCACCGGCATCTCGGTGTCCGTGTCCTCCTCGATGAGCCCACCGATAGACCCCGCAGGGAAGCGGACGAACTTCTTGTCGGTCTTGATGATCTCGACGCCTACCCCGTAGCCGCAGATCATCGTGTCGAGGAGCATCAGCCCGCCCGCCGACTTCAGGTCCATGTCCCGAACGTCGGTCCTGACGATATCGGTCAGGCGCTTCGCGGTGTCGGGGTCCGAGTTGAACTTCGACTCCACGAAGAAGTCCGGGTCTTGGACGTAGATGGCAGTCTCCAGCGACTTGAAGAGCCCCCACCCGTAGGCGAGTTCCGCGTCGTCCTCGTTCTCCCCGCCGGGGTTGATGCCGAAGACGAGCTTCTCGTTCCTGGCCCAGTCCTTCGAGTTGGCGTCCTGGTGACGCTTGCCGCGCTCCAGCCTCGCACCCCACTTGGATTTGAGCTTCAGATCCGCTTCGCTGGGTTCGGACTTTTTGCGCGTCATTACTTTATCCTCTTGCCGAATACGTCACCGAAGGTCAGGGCCGGTGGGGTGGACCCACCGCTGCCAGCGTCGTTCCTGTCCGGGAAGGAGAGGAGATTCCCGTCCTTGCCCGTCTTCGGGGAGACCCCCGTCTCCGCCATCGCGAGTGCGTCGAGGAAGTCTTTGAACCTCGCTGCTTCGCCCCGGACTAGCTCGTTCGTAATCTCTGCCTTGATGCTTGGGGCTATGTCGTCTGCGAAGTAGATGGTTCCACGCTCGAATCTTGGACGTATCTTCTCCCAGCGCGAATATTTCGACGCCTTCACGTCGATGGGTACGTAATGGACACGGAGCCTGACGGGGTGCCCCGCCTCGTTGGAACGCCGAGCCTCCTCCATCTGGACCGCGAGCCGGAAGTACCCCATGTGGCTGTCTTCCATGAAGATCGGCCACGTCGGGTACTGCTCCGAGATGGCGAACATCTCGTCCATGAACTTCTCGGTCGTCCACGCACGAGAGCCACGGGCATCGAGGACGTACATCTTCGCGAACTTGTCGTAGGCGACGACCGTGATCGCAGTGAAGCAGGAGTGCTCCCGAGCCTCCGTATGGAAGCTGGGGTCCACCGTGATCCGTCCCTGCCGGAGAGCAGGGAAGGATTCGCGTCGGTTCCAGCGGATGTCCTCTTCGTTAGCGAATCCGGTATTCCCTACTGGGTCCAGCATGTAGTTCGCGGCGAACTCACGAACTGGCATCGCGTTCGGCCCGCTGCTGAGACGGGCCAGTTCTTCCAGTGGGTACTTCGTAGGCCACAGGGGCGACCCGTCCTCGTTGATGGCTGGCCTTACGGTAATGTTCCAGTCGGACACGAACTCAGGGTCTTCTGCGTACCGAGCCTTCTGCTCCCTGATGATCGTCCCACGCACGTCAGCGTCATGCCACGGCGTGCATGACATCGTGATCTTCGGGCGCTTGCCATCCCTGTCCCTCGCGCCGAGGAGAGGAAAAATCAAATGCCAGTAATCTAGCGTCTTTTGCAGTTGCACCGGCGTCTTCACGTTCTCCGAGTTGTTCAGATCATCGACTATCGCCTCATCGGCGTGGAACCCGGTGCTGATGCGCCGGAGAGATCCGAGGAAGAGGGACGGCTCGACGGCCGTCGGCACTTCACCTCGCTCGATGCGTGGAGCGATGTTGATGCCGTCCTCCACCTTGGAGCCAGGCATGTCCCTGGTGCGGTTCAGCCAGAGGCACCCGTACTCCTCGTTCATCCTGCCGCCACGCCCGCCGTAGCGCATGAGGTTGGACACGGCCGACACCGTCATCCGGGAGAGCGCAAGGTTAGCCGAGGCGATAAGGATGCGGTGGTACGGGTTGTCCTGTAGGTAGATTCGGCGGTAGAACTTCCAGATGATTCCAGCCCTGATGATGGATGTCTTGTAGAAGCCACGGGGTACGACGAGCATGGAGTAGGGCTTATCGTTGTCCTCCTCCGCGTTCTGCACCACATCGCACATAGCCCGGTGCGGCTGCTCCTCCAGATCAAGCCCGACGAATGTCGTGGCGAAAAAGTAAAGCGAACGGAGCCCTTCCTCTCCGTCTCGCGATAGCTTGTTCAGAAGTTCCCCCCGCTATCCGTGAATCCACCCGTTACGACCGGAAGCCCCTCGTGATTCCTCTCCACCATCGCGGCCGGTCTCTGCCTCACCACAGGAGCCGGGTTCGCCTGCCCCATCTGGCGAGCCATCTCCAGCGGGCCAAGCTCGATGCGTGGGCCAATCTCGGTGTGGGAGAACATCGGGGCCGGGCCAGCCGTGGTCACAGCAAACCCCCGCCCCGGAACCTGCACGGGGCCGTAGTCTATTGGCTGCGCTCCGTATCTGAACTGCGACTGTGGCCTCTGGCACACCTCGATCTCGGCGCTCCCGAAGGGGATGTACCGCGTCTTCTCGACGAGGGGCTGGGGGCCGTCCATCGAGACGATGACGAGGCACCCGTTCTCCACCCTCGTGCTCTCGGCGTAGATCGTCTCCACCTTCCGCCCCCGCGTGACCTTCACCGCCACGGAGTAGACGGCGAGCGGCTCCACCTTCGGCTTCCGCGTGTACGCCCTCTTGGCCTTCTTCTCTTCGGTCATCTGTCCCCTTCTTTCTATGATCCGTTGCTGGCGTTCACGCTTGGCGCGATGCCGTAGGCCGTCCCGCTGACCCAGCGGTTCCCGACGATGACGAGGCGGTTCGCGTTCGCACCCGTTCGGATCGACACGCCGTTGCTACCGTCGTCCACGCAGCCAGTGATGACCGGCCCAAGCTGGTTGGTCCCTGTGCTGATGAATATACCGTCGTTGTTGGATGCTCCCGCCCCGGAGCCGTTCGAGCTGAACGTACACCCGCTGATGGCAACTGGCGCGGATACGGTGGTAGCTGCGAAGTAGAGTCCTGTTCCCCTGGAGTTATAGAAGTTACACCCGCTGATCTCGCCACTGTAGGCCGGGACTTCCACGCGCATCCCGTTGCCGTTCGCTGTACCGGCGGACTTACCGGCCGAGGCGATCCACGTGGCAGTCATCTTGATCCGCAGGGCGTTCCCGCCGCCAGAGATATAGACGCAGTGGCCGGTCTCTGTTGCGTCGAAGATGCAGTTGTTGAAGAAGTGGTTGGTGGGAGTGTGCCCCCCAGAGTTCGCCACGATTCTGAGCCCGTGCCCGTAGGAGCCTCCCACAGAGCAGTCGGACAACTCGACGGCGTCCGTGTCCTCGATGAGGATGCCGGTGCCCAGCTTGGCCGCGCCCCCAGCGAGGTCGTTCGGGTAAATCTGGACGTTGCGACACCGGGCCTCTGATCCCTGGTTGATGTTCGATGCTGTCGTCTGCCCGAACTTCAGGCCGACCCCGGTGGTGCCGACGCAGTCCCAGAGCATGATGTCGTTGAGCGTAACGAACTCGTACTTCTTGATGGCGAGCCCGTTGAACTGCTTCTGTATTTCTAGGTTCCGGAACAGGCTCTTCTTCAGAGACCCGGTGCTGTTGTAGGCGTCGTTGACGTGGAACACCCACCCGGCGCTCCTGGTCGCCGTACCCGACGTGACCGTCATCCCTGAAATCTCAATGTTGCTCGTCATCGTGGTGGTGACGGAGAACAGGTCGTTCGTCGCGTGGTTCAGGTCAATGACCGTACTGCCAACGCCGGAGCCGATGATCTTCAGCCCACTAAGGCCGTTCAGGTTGTAGGCCCCGGTGGTCTTATAGGTGCCCGGCGGGAAGAAGACGACGCCTCTCGGGCTGATCGCGGCAGCAGCGGTGATCGTATTCTGGATAGCCACCGTGTCGTCAATCGTGCCGTCCCCGATGGCCCCGTGAGACTTCACGTTGAAGACCTGACCACCGGCATCCACTACAGCGAGAGCCTGCGCCCCGAGCGTCGTCCTCGCCGCAGCCGCAGTCGTGTCGTCCAGTACGGTCCTTGCGAAAGAGGTGACGGTGGTCGTAGAGGCAGTCCCAGCCCCGGTGAAATAGGGCACCTTGTCGGCCGCAGAGGTGGTGGTAGCGAGGGCAGAGAGTTCCGCGTCGTACGCCTGTACATTCGTCCCCGGCACGAGTGCCAGCGCCGCCTGCGCAGACGCGGCGTCCGTGCTGTCGATGATGTTCCGCCCGAAGGAGGTGAGGGTCGTAAGCGCAGCCGTGCCGGAGCCAGTGAAGTAGGGGACGGTGTCCGCTGCGGAGGTGAGCCCTGCGATGGCCGCGAGGTCTGCGTCGTACGCCTGGATGTCGGTCCCGATGGCGAGTTCTTCCGGGACACCAGCCCCAGCCGTCTTCCTACCGATGACCTTCCCCGGACCAGACAGATTCGCCATCTTGGCGAGCGTGACCGCTGCCGTGTCCACCCTGAGTTCAGTCCCGCCCGTGGCAACGACGATGTCGCCGTAGTCGCCATCCCCGAGCGTTGCCGTTCCGCTGGAGACGTTGATCGTCGTGCCGCTCATCGTGATGTTCGTGCCGAGGGAGAGTTCCGCGTAGGGAGCACCAACACCAGCCGCCCCCGAGCCGAGGATCTTGGAGTTCGCGGCTGCGTTGGCGATCTTGGCGAGGCTGACGACCCCGTTGTCGATGGTCCACGTAGCCCCGGACCCGCTTACCGTCACGTCGCCCTTGTCGCCGTCCGCTACCCCGCTCGTGGAGGCGATGGTGACATCTACCTCCTCGTTCACGGCGTCGTCGGCCACGGTGAGGGAGACGCCCGTACCTTCGATGAGGTTGATGCCGCGCCTCGTCCCGATGGCAGTTCCAGCCTTCTTCACGATGGTCCGGGCCGTGCCGTCCGTCGTGATCTTCTGCGCGAGGTCCGCCACGAGGCTCGTGACCTCCGACTGGGGGTGTACGTGCGCCGCTGGCGTCCTCGCGTCCGTCAGGCGGGTGTCCGTACCGAAGACGACCTCCGTCGCGGCAGCATCCCCGGAGGCGGGGACATCCTTGACTGCCGCAGTCCCGAGCCCGAGGGTGGCCCTCTGCGCGGTATTGCTCACGTCATCGAGGAGAGCCTTCCCCGCTACAGTCACGTCGCCGCCCATCTTGGCTGTCGTGACTACGCCCGTGTCGATGGTCATGGTCGTGCCGCCGCCGCCGACGGTCACGTCCCCGTAGTCGATGTCCTGAAGCGGGTAGACGATCTCCCAGGTGCCATCGGCGCGAAGGAAGCGAGCGGTGCCTCCCGGAGAGGTCGGGACGCTACCCGGCGTGCCCCCGGCGAACTCCGCGATGGTGATCGTCCTATTGGCCGAGAGATCCCCGCCTCCGCCCAGTGGAGCCGTCGTGGAGATGGTCCTCGCGTTCGTGACAAAACCCGACCCAACGCTCGCGGAGAGAGGATCTCCGAAGTAGATGCAGTCGGTGAGCCTGTCTTTGGAGTCCTTGAGTTCGGGAATCGCCATGCGCTCCTCCTAGTCCAGCACAGGCCCGGAGGTGATGGTCACGTTGTTCGGCGTCGCGAAGCCACCGTTCGCGGCAGGGACAGGCCCCACCGACGAGGTGAACGTCCCGCTGTTGGCCGTCGGCTTCGTGCGCCAGAAGCGGACACCAGGGACGAGATCCTTCGCCACGGGGGCCGAGAGCGAGGCGGAGAAGTCCACGGCACTCGCCATGTCGTGCGAACCCTGAATAGTGTAGGTCGCTGTTCCGGTGAACGTAACAATCATTACCGGAGGTAGGCCAGCAACCACGGATACGGCGATGTCGATCCACTCACCGACCGTCGTGCCAGAGGTCGCCTTGTTCGAGTAAACGGGAGCCGGGTACGCCATCTCATTTCTCCTTGCTTATCTCTGCCGCGAGCGCGGTGAGCCTGTTCATCCACCCCGGCCAGAACCGGGCCTGCGTCTTGTCCTTCGCGATGTTCGCCCGGTGCCGCTCCCGCCGGAGGCACATGATGGCCCACGCCTGCGCCACAGAGGGGGCGTCATGCCATGAGACGGCGGCTAGCCACTCCTGAGCCCGGCTGGGGCCGAAGAGGACGCTACAGTCGAATACGACGAGGCACAGAGGCCACGGGAGATCCTTCGCGGGCCACCAGTAGGAGCCCCGGTAGACCTCGTACATCTCCGCGTCGCTCATCTCCCACACGTCCCGCTTGTCGAGGACGTGGTCGAGCCGCCACCCGTCGTAGGTCCGCTGGGTGATCCCACGGTTCGTCCTGCCGCCCTTGTCGTGTGGGTGGTCTACTTTCCCGCCCTCGAACGGGAGGACGAAATCGTGGAGGGCGCGGTCGAAGTCGCTCACTCGCGCTCCCCAGCCTTGCGCGTCCTGTACTCGGCACGTTTCGCCACGTCGGAGAGGTCCGGGCCGGTATCGTTCAAGCCGCCCGTCTGCGGGTCGGTTGACCTCCGTTTGGCGCGCATGGCGTGTGGGCACCCGTTCTTCTGGCACCAGATGACGAACTCCGAAAGCTCTCTCTCAATCTCGTCGATCGCCTCTTGCAACGGCTCGTGCAGCCGCTCGCTCGCGTCCGGGTGCGGGTCGTGCGCGGCGATGTGCCGATCCATCAGCGCCTCGAATCCCTTGGCGATCTCAGCGAGGCCAAGCGACAGGGACTCCCGGTGCTGCGCAGCCATCTTCTCGATGATCGGCATGACGAGGAGCCGGTTGAAGGCAGCTGCGAAGGCGAAGAGCCCCATCACGACGGCGAAGACCCACGCGAGGATCACCGCTGCCTCGCCGGACAGGGACGAGCCCGTGCCGACGAGCGTGCCGACAGCCGACGCACCGAACGCCACGCCGATCCCCGCGAGGGCGATCAGGGTCTCCGCGATGTGGCGCCAGGGCTTCATTTCCCCACCATCCTCAGCGCGAGCGTGATCCCCGCGAAGACGAGCGTCAGGCCCACCGAGAACGCCCAAAAGCGGCCCTCCATGTTCGACAGCTTCGTCTCGATGCTGGCCGTGCGATCCGCGAGCGCCGCGAGGCCTCGTCCCTGCTCTCCGGTACGGGCGTCGATGGCCTCTTTCGTCGGGTACGTGCCCGCCTGTTTCCGAAGCTCTTCCGTCACTTCCTTCGCCTGCGCCCGCTGTTCCTTTGCGACCTCTGCCGCCATCCGCATTGCGAGGTGGGCGTCCGCGTTGCGAAGATCCACGCGCTTCTCAAGCTCCGTGATCCGAAGCTCCAGAAGCTCCTTTACGTGCTGGGCCGTCTCGCTCTCGGTCATCATTTCACCGGATTATTTTCGAGCGAGCGCTTCAGATATGCGATGGCCGCTGCGAGCCTAGACGGGTCATCACGGAAGGACCCAAGGCCGGTATTGCAGCCGCTACAAAGCAGGCCACGTACCTCCCCCGTCTCGTGATCATGGTCTACGTCGAAATGGTCCACCTTGCCGCCCCTCTTGAGAGATGGGGGGCCGCCGCAGATGGCGCATCCGAACCGCTGCTCTACCTCCATGGCCCGGTATCGCTCGACGTTCATCCCGCGCCTGTACGTCAGGTTGTGGCGCCAGTTGTGTTCCGGGTCCCTGTCGCGTCGGGCGCGGTGGTACACGCTCAGGCAGTTCTTGCACCGCGAGACAAGGAAGTGTTTGCCTCGTGCGCGCCTAGGGTTGAATGCGTCTCGCGGCAACTCCTGTTTACACCCTGGGCATACTTTCGTTGAAGCACAATCCGTAACGCTGCCCATCGTTTCGTTGTCGTCAACGATGCGCAGGTCTCGGCCCTGTTTGTTCAAGCACACCTTGCACTGGGACTGCCGTCCCAGTCGCCCGCGCTTGTTCGGGGAAAACTCTTGCAACTCCTTCTCCCCGCCGCACCCGGTGCACCGCTTCGTCACGGGGAAGTGGAGCGCGAGGCTCATGCCCACAACACGGCCCCACCAAGGAGAGAGAGCACGACGATCTTGACCGGGTTATTTTCGAGCGTCTTATGCCACATCATATAGCCGCCCGCGAGCGCGAGGACACCAGCGTTGATGGCGATGTTCCGCACTTCAGTCCAGTCGAGGCCGATCACGGTCCCGGCCCCGGCCACCTTCACGGCAACCGCGAGGAGCGCCGCTCCGATTGCTCCGGCGATCAGGTTGCGCGCCGCCTTGATCGTCTTGCTCTTCCAGAACGCCTGCGCCACGACGACGACGGGCGAGCCTTCGGGGACGTCGATCGGGCCGGTCTTCGGCGCGACGACCGCAGCGGTCACGACGCCAGGGGCTGGCAGCTCGGACGCCGTCCGCGACAGGGTAGTCGTGACCCCCGGTCCCGTCCCGCCGGGCTCAGTAGTGGCAGCCTGAGCGAATGTCTGCCCGGCCGAGAGCACCGCTCCGGCAGGCATGACATCGACGGGAGGGACCGCAGGATCGGGGCTCATGTCGTTAGGGCTCGACGGGAGTGTTGGCGACGACGGCGTCGGCGAGGCGCGTGGTCTCGGCGCCGAGGCCGTCTGAGATCGCCTGGAGCTTCACGAGGTCGCCGTTGGCGATGGCCTCGTCGAGATCCGCACGAAGTTCGGTGAGAAGGGCGATGACGGAGTCGCCGACCGTGGTGAGGGCGGCAACCTTGGCAACGATGTCGTCGAGGATGGGCATGATGGCCTCCTGTTTCTCTTCGATGGAGCAGAGCTTCTGAAGAATCCGGCTGAGCACGGGATCGGGCTCGGACGGGGCGAAGTGCAAATAAACGTCGAGGCGCATGTCACCACCGGAACAGCGGGCGCCCGGCAAGGCCGAGCAGGAGGTTGATGAGGAACACGACCGCCGCCAGCCCGACGAGAACACGAGCCACCTTGTTGAACGGCTCCGGAATGCCGACGAATCCGATGAACCACCACAGTAACCAGAAGATCAGCCCGCCGATAACGAGCCAGATGAGGAGGCTGAGCAGCGTGGCGCCGGAGATCATGTCGGCACCGGAAGGAAGTAGCTCTCGCCGGTCGGGTGCGCCTTCAGGATGTCGAGGAGGGCGTTGTAGTCCGCCAGCGTCGGGTCCTTCTTGTGCGCGATCTCGACGGCCTTGGCATACGCCTCGGGGCCGTACTTCGCGGCGATGGTGAGGAGGATGACGGCGAGTTCCATTACTTTGCTCCCGCCGCCACGAGTGCCGTCAGCACCTTGTCGGCTTCGCCCTGGATCTTCTTCGTCTCCACGTCGGCGGCAGCCTGCGTGTCGACGGCCTTGCAGGCGGTCACGACGGCCACGGCGATCGGCTGGTACTTGTCGTACGGCGCGGTGATCTTCGCCTTCTGCGCGTCGGTGATCTTCCCGGCCCGGTAGAGGTCGCCCGCGACGTTCATCCCTAGGTCAACGGAATGGACGGTCGCGGCGCTGACCATGTAGCAGTACTGCTGCGGCGTGACGCCCGCGCACGCGGCGAGCGTCACGACGAGCGAAAGGACCGCGAGCGCCGGAAGACGCCCGCGAAGTGGGGTAATGGTCTGGATCACTGTGCACCTACCGAATTTCCGTAGATCGTCACGCCGGACGGGAGCCTGAGATCGCTGCTCTGCTGACCCGTCGTCCCGGTCGTCGTCGTCCACGACAGCGTTGGCTGTTTCTCTTTCAGCACCAGATGCGGCCGGGCCTCAAGCTCCAGAACGCGAGCGGTCAAGCTCGTGACGGTGGCCTCTAGTGCGGCGATCCTTTCGCGTTTGGTCATCTACTTCACCCTCACGAATCTGAACTCAATTTCGCCCACTCCGGCGAATGGAACCAGGGCCACGAACTCGTCCCCGTTCGGCAGGAGCAGCGATTGCCCCACCGCCGGGAGCGAGAGAGGCACCCCCGGCACGAAGACGAAGTCCTTCGCGTAGGCGGGAGGGCACGACGGGGCGGGGCTTACGGTTGGCCTTGGAGTGGCAGATGGCGCAGGAGACGTAGGACGCGGCGTGACCGTCGCGAGCGGGCGCGGAGTCGAGGTCGGCGCTGGCGGGTACGTCGGGCGAGGCGTCGGCCGTGGCGTGGACGTAGCCCACTGCCCATGCGCGACCCCCGCTATCAACGTCAGTACCGCCAGCCATCTCACTTGTAGGACTTCTTCCCGTACTTGCCGCCAGAGGGGTTGGGCTCGTCGCCGCCGGACGGAGCCGGGTTCCCCGCCATCACTTCGAACTCGTCCTTGAGCCACGACTGCGGGCTCTTCCCGGCGAGTGCGGCACGCTTCTGCGCGGCGTCACCGAACGTCGGCCCGTCGTACTTGACCGGCTTGAGTTCCCCCTGCATGAGCAGCACGGCCACGAGCATCGGGTCCACGCCCGCCTCTGCGTACGCCTTGACGATTCCGGTATCGCCCGTCTGGATGGCCGTGATTTCGGCCCACGCCTCGTCTTCCTGACCGGGGCTGAGGGAGAGCTGGCCCGAGTACCGGACGGCGTAGCGGCTGCGCTCGATGAACTCCTTCTCGTCGGCGGAGCCCATCTTCTTGCCGAGCCCGTGACGGGGCTCGACGGGGACCGGGCGCTTGAACTCGTAGATGCCGCCGGTCTTCACCGGGGCTGGCTCTCCGGGCGTAGCCGGGAGCAGACCAGCCTTCACGAGTGCACCCCGCATCTCGGTGAGCATCTCGATGATCTGGTCGAGGGGGCTCGTTGCGACTACCGGGATTGGCTCTCCGTTGAATTCAGGCATTTCCTTCTCCTTGCGCCCGTGGGCGCGGTGCGTTGCTCGGTGGTATCACGCCTTCACTAGAGCGAGCGTCCCGGCCGGTAGGCCGAGGATGGCAGCGATCTGGTCCTTCTGCACCTGTGTGGCTGCGGCCAAGGCTGAATCGTAGGTGCCCCTGTCCGCCTGCTTCTGGTCGTGCCACACGTCCAGCATCTTGGCGGTGAGAACCGCGAGTAGGTACGCCCCGTTGTTCGCGTAGCCAGCCCCGACGGCATTCGCTTCGGTGCGGGCGCGGGTGATTACAACTTCCTGCGCAGCGGTGGTGTTGAGCGTGTATGCCGCCATGTCTTCTCCTAGTACGTGACCATGAGCACGCCAGTGGACGTGCGGTAAACGTCGCCAGCGACGAGGCTTCCAGCGAGGGCTGCGGTGTTGTCTGCGTAGGTCGCGAGGCCGGGGATGTTCACGCCCTTCGGCCCGAAGACGGCCCGCGCCGTGAGCGTCTGCGCCGTGGTGCCGGTCGATCCGACCGTCGGCGTCGAGATGGTCAGCGTGGACGCTGCCCCCGTTCCGGTGCCGTTGCCTGGCTGGATCGTCGCGTTCGCGCCACCCACGTTGGTATCTGTCCCGGCTCTGGCATCGGCGGCCATTGAATGTACGTAAGAGACCGGCGTTGCCGCTGCCACGCCCCATGCGGGGTTCGCGGCGGCGCGGCGGCGGAGGGCTACGTCCCGCGTCGCCGTCTCGGTAGTACCGTCGGTGAAACCGATCTGCCCAACCGAGCCAAACACGGAGATGCCGGATGCGTGGAACCCTACGCGCCACCCCCCCGCCGTGTACGCCGACAGCGCCATCGACGCCGTATCGTTGCCGAGCCTTATCCCGGTGGCGCCCGTGGTGCCCGTACCTGTGATGACGCCCTGCACCCCCGTGCCGATTCCGCCGCCCGGGGCAAGGATGACGTTCCCCCCCGCAGCGTTCCCGCTCGTGTTCCGCGCCGCTGCGCCCGCCGTGATCGTGACGTCTCCGCCTATCGCCGCCCCCGCCGTATCCGTCGATGCGACCGCAGGGCTCGCCGTGATTGTGACCGCCTTGCCCGCCTGCGACGCCCCCGTGGTGGCCGCAGGGGCGGTAGCGGTGAAGCTGAGGGCCGTGCCCGCCGACGTGGCGAACGCGCCCGCGCTGGCCTCCGTGAGCGCCGTGGCGACGACGTTCGTACCGTCGCTCTTGACGACGGCGTTCGCCCCGGCGCTGTTCGTGATCCCGCCGCCCGCACCGGCCGACTGCCACGTCTTGTCGCCGCGCAGGAACTTCAGCGCGTCGCCAGCGGCAGGGGCAGGCACCGTGCCCGCCGCCCCCCCAGCGCCCGCGTCGCCCGTGAACTCCGCCACGCTCCCCGTGAGCCCCTTGGCCGCGAGCGTGAGTGTGAGAGGAGCCGTGCCGGAGGCCGTCGAGAGGCCGTCCGATGCGGTCGCCGCGTTGCCCGTCGTGCTGCCGGAGGTGCCGGTGACGTTGCCGGTGACGTTGCCGACGACCGGGCCGTTCCACGTCCCGTCGTGCCCGATGTTGCTCAGCGCCCCGTTGGCCGAGGTCTGGAACTGCGCGATTGGGTTCGTACCGCTGGAATACGCCCGCGCAGTGATGGGAACGACATCGGCCGTCGGGGTGAGTGTGAGCGGCCCGGTGCTAGACAGGGCGTTCGTGGTCTTGTCGAACGTGAGCCCGGCGTCCCCCGCGATGGCCCCGCCGTCGTTGAAGAGTACCTGCTTATCTGTACCCGCCGCAGCGGGAGCAGGGCCGACGGCCCATTCGGTTGCCGTCTCGCCCGCGTTTACCGTCAGAACCTTGCCCGTGTTCCCGGCGAGGGCCGGGAGAGAGGAGCCGCCAGAGCCGCCCGCGCTCCCCTGGAATAGTTTGGATTTGTAGTTGAGGGCCATCGTCTCTTACCTTTGCCACGCCACGCGAGGTGTGTTATATTTCTCGTAGCAAACATACGAGGAGGATGACACATGGACCCGCTCGAAGACGTGGGCGCTGGCGGCTGCGGCTCGCTGTTTTCCCCAGTTCTTGGGTGGAATGGGCTCTACTCTGTCTGCGCGTGCGGACGTGTTTTCAGCCACCTGACCGAGCGCATCCTTCGCCCCCACATCGCGGACACAGGGTACTCCAAGGTGATGCTCCACGGGAACGGAGCGAAGACGTGCGTTGCGATCCATCGCGTGGTCTACGAGGCCCATAAGGGGCCGATCCCGCCCCGGTTCGACATCAACCATCTTGACGGGCTCAAGACCAACAACCGGGCAGAGAACCTTGAAGCCGTGACCAGAAAGGGGAACATGGTCCACGCCGTAGCCAACGGTCTCTTCGATACAAAGGGGTCTCGCCATTGGAACGCGAAGCTGAGCGACGCTGATGTGCTCGATATCGTCAGGCTCTACGAGGGCGGCGCGAGGGTGGGGGAGATAGCGAACGCCTATCCGGTCTCCCACTCCCAAGTGAGCATGATCTTGAGTGGCCGTAGCTGGTCTCATCTGACTGGCCTTTTTACCAATCAAAATAGATCAGGACGGGCGTGCCGCCAGCCGACCCCGAGATGAGCTTGATCGTGTCGTTCTTGATCGCTCCCGGGTAGGGGATACGGAGGGTCGGGTAGGTGGCCGGGAGCTTCACGCCGACCGGCTGGGTGGTCCCGATGACCGGCGTCTGACCATCCACCGTCACCCAGACATCAGCCGTGGAGTCGAGCGCCGCGAGGCAGACGGCCTTCGGGTAGCGGGTGCCGTTCACGTCCGTGGCAGAGGGGACACCGAGAACGGCCGTAGTCAGGATGTTGGTCGTGTTCCCGAGGGTGAGAGCCGCGTTGGCGATCGTGACGACGTAGTGGGCCTTCGCCCCCGTAGGGACCGAGAAGGGCGCCTCGTCTACGTAGGAATACATCTCTTGGACCTCCTTTTCCCCTTTCGGGGCTCCGGACTTCGCTCTGTGGCGATAAGGGGCTTCCCGTGAACATCATAGACCTAGAATCTAGGGAAGGAGGACCGGATGTCAGAGGAAGAGAAGAAAGTTACCCCACGTCGCCTGTGGCAGAGGCGCTGGTGCCGTCCCTGTAGGGACTGCTCAGTTCCCATCGTATTCCTCGATGAAACCCGCCCACCGATCAACGGGAAGCCTCGCGGGAAGTGGGCAGTGTGCGAACTCTACCCAGAGAGGGACGGGCAGCTCCTTCCGTGGGACGGAAGCATCGCGTATTCGCCAAGAGACCACGTCCTGCACGTCTGCGCCAGTGACCGCAGGCGCCTCGCGTGGATCATTCGCAAGGAGTCCCAGGACATCTAATCCGCTGCCATCTTCTGCTATGCTCACGGCAGGAGGTGACGATGAGTAGACCGAAGCGAAAAGAGGTCATGTCGTTCGCTTTGCGACTTGAGACCATCGAGGAGCTGAAGAGGGTGGCCGAGGAGTCCGGCATCGTGGGAGGCAGGAGCACGATCATGGAGGACGCGGCGCGGCTCTGGCTGGGCCGCTACCGCACTGGGCACATCGACTGGCTGAGGGCGAGGGGGATGCCGATTCAGGGCGAGCCCGCAGAAGACGACGGGATCTGAGCCGAAAAAGGTGGCCCGCTCGCGCTGCGAGACGCGGCGGGCCGAGAGGGGGACTGACCGATGCTAGACCAGTATAGCCGGAACTAGACCAAGGTATAGTTGACCGCACCCTCCTTTGTGATACTTTACTCACTGGAGGTAGACACAGATGCCCGAACCCGGATGGACAACGATCTCGGTACGAGAGGATCTCTACGAATCAGTGGCCGCGCTCGCCAAGGAGCTTGAGCGCCCCATCAGTTGGGTGGCGACGAAATCCCTTGAGCACGCCGTCTCCAAGTGCATACCGGAGACAGGGGTTTTTGATCCGGCAGCGGCCGAGCAGTTGGGGCTGCGATGAACGCCTGCCCGCACGATCACACCGATAAGCGTCGGCTTGTCACGTCGAACGGGACAGTGCAGATCAAGGTCCAGTGCCTCGACTGCTGGACCGCAATATCCAACCCGCTCCGGCGGGAGGACAACCCAGGATGGGAGTCTTTCCCGGAATTTGATGAAGCGAAACGGGAGGGCGGATGGGTGGCGAGATCCGCCGAACTCCGCGCGATGAAGGCGGCGGCAGATATCGCGTGGCGCGAGGAGTACGAGGCCCATCTGAACTCGACAGAGTGGAAAACGATGCGCTTGCGGCTTTTTGTTGACCGGCGCGGCATCTGCGACGGCTGCGGCAGAAACCTGATGGCGGGCACTGCCGTATTCCCACCGTTTTTCGAGGCCCACCACATCGCTGAGCAGGGAGCCTACAAAGTGGGGTTCGGGAACGAACTCCTATTCCAGTTGGCCCTCCTCTGCCAGCCCTGCCATCGCCAGATACCAAGCAAGCTCCGAGACGAGATGGGCCGGTGATGCCCATGCTCGCGCCGTCCCCCATGGGTGCGGCTGCGCTCCGCTACGCTGCGAAGGGGTGGCACGTCTTCCCGTGCTGGTGGCCCACCGCCAATGGGTGCGCCTGCGGGAAGGGCGAAGAGTGCGAGCGCAAGGCGAAACACCCCATCGGTCGCGCTGTCCTGACCGGCCTTCTGGAGGCGACGACCGACCCCACGATCATCCGCTCATGGTGGATTCAGTACCCACTAGCGAACGTCGCCATCCGGTGCGGCGCCGAGTCAGGGATCATCGTCCTCGACGTAGACGCCTACAAGACGGGGCTGGACTCGCTTGATGCGCTAGAGGCTAAGAACGGGAAGCTCCCATACTCCATTCGCGCTCGTACCGGGTCTGGCGGGGGATCGGTCCACATCCTGTTCCAGCACCCGAGGGATGGGAGCCGCATCTCCTCGAACTCGTCCGGGAAGCTCGGTCCTGGGCTCGATATCAAGGCGGACGGCGGGTACATCATCGTCGCCCCCTCGATGCACGCATCCGGCGGCACCTACGAGTGGGTTGACGAGGACGATTCCACCCTAGAGCCAGCCCCCGCATGGCTGCTCGCGCTTTTCGGAAAATCCTCGCTCTCCCCCACCGATCCGATCCACACCGGCATCGAACTGGACGAGCAGCACGCTGGACCGCTATGCGCGAAGCTTTTCGCCCGCGCCTCCGAGAGGATTCTCGCCGGATCTGCTCGCCACGACACGGCCGTGTGGCTCTGGACCCAGATGAAGGACAACGCCGTCCCGATCGCCGTCGCCCGTACGTGGGCAGACCCCTTCCTCGACTTGGCGAAGGAAGCAGGAGCCCAAAGGACGGTAACGGACGGGGAGGTACAGGGGATCATCGGGTGGGCCTACGCCCAAGCCCGTAGAGACCCGTTCCCGTCCACGTCGGCGGCTCTCCGCCCTCCGCAGCCGATGTCGGACCCAGCCGATCCGGCCCCGGCGGACCTCCCCACGGCTGCACCCGGCGTTTTCCCGTGGATTGACCTGAACCTCTTCCGTCTAGAGCTTCAGACGATCCTCGCTACAAGGGCTCCAACGGGAATCCCTGCCCTCGACGCCTGCCTGGGTGGTGGACTCCCCGGCGGCGTCGTAGTGACCTTCGTTGGGGCTCCCGGCTCCTGCAAATCGGCCCTCGCCATGCAGATCGGGATAGCACGAGCCCGCCTGAACGGTGGGAGGCTCTACATCTACTCCCCGGACCAGGGCGGGACGCAGCCGCTCACCCGCTTGGCGGACGTTTACGGCGACATCGCCTCAGACGATGAGGCGTTCCAGCGGTTCATGGACTCCGTGGGGCCTGTCGTCAAGGTGGCGGACGAGCGGGAGTCTGGTGTCTCGATGGAATCCTTCCGGGATGCGGTGATAGCCGCAGGGGATGCCGCCGCCGTGCTGGTGGACACCCCCCAGACGGTCGCAACGAAGGCGGACGACGACGGGGAGAGGTCCCGGATCAACTGCGCGATGGACATTTCCCGCCAGATCGCCGCGAAACTGCTCATCCCCGTCTTCTGCCCGAGCCACGCCAACAGGGCGGCGACCGCAGCCAAGCGGAAAGAGGACCGGATGCACCCCCGGTCGGCTGCTCTCGGGTCGGCTGGCGTGGAGCACCGCTCGCAGGTGCTTGCCTACCTCGAAAAGATCGACCGCAAGGACAACCAGACGGAAGTCGAGGTGACGATCACGAAGGCGCTGGGGGCGACGGGTCGGATCTTTCGCATGAATCTGGACCCGACGACGTGGACCCTGCGAGAGATCGACAAGGAGGCGGCAGAGGAAGCCCAGCAGGACGAGGCGGAGACCGAGCGGAAGAGGCTGCTGGCCCCTGCCAAGGAAAAGATCAAGAAGATTCTGAAGACGAACCCCGATGGCTTGTCGGGGAGAGCCTTGGAGGAGAGGTGTGGAGGGAAGAAGGCGATCCATCAGGCGGCCCGCCTTGAGATGGCCGACTCACAGGAGCTAATAACTGAAGAGAGGTCCGGGAGAGGCGGCGGACTCGTCTGGAAACTGCCTATTTTGAGGCACGCATCATGAACCTGCCCCAACTTGCCCCAACTGTCCCCCAACATGCCCCCGAGGGCACGTTCCGAGGACCCCATTCGAACTGTCCCCCGAACCCCCTACTACGTAGGGGTTCTGGGGGCAGGTTCGAAGGGGGGACGGTAGGGCTGAAAAAAGTAATCGGCTACCCGGAAAACCGGGGGCCAGTTCAGGAGGGACCGAAATGACCACCACGCTGCTCGTCGTAATCATCATCCTGCTCCTCTTCCGCGTCGATAGCAGGGAGTAGGGCATGGGACAGCCGCCTGCCTTCCTCGTCCTGCATGAGCTAGCGCCCTACCGGTCGTACTCACCGGGTATCCCCGTAGACGAACGCGAGTGGGTTGAGGTGCTGGTTATGGTTGGGTCTATTTTCTCGATCAAAGCCCACCCGCACTGGGTGGAAGGATCAATCGTGTCGTCCACTGGGTCGGCTTACCTCGAAGTCCGCGAAGGGCCGAGCGAGATCGTAGACATAATGCGGGGTGCGCTGTGAGCACCTGCCAGGATTGCCACGGGAAGTTGGAGTACGGGGTTGGCTTCGGTGGCCTTGTCTGCCCTCCCTGCCGGGCGAAGAGGGCGAACAAGAGCCGGAGGGATCGGGAAAAAGAAGCGGGACGGACGACCGGCACGCGCCGGAAGGAGGACTGGTGAGCGAGTTCGCGCAGGCACTTACATGGGGGATGGTGGCTAAGATCAGCGTTCTGATCTTAGTTCTGGGGCTGGCTGTCGAGGCGGTGTGCAGGAGGAGGCGATGAAGCTGAAGCTCTGGAAGTGGGAGATCGAGCTACGGCGCGAGACGACGCAGGAGCGGCTGGAGAGGGTCATCGCCTCCCGCAAGACGGCCCCCTTCCACGGGTGCCTGCACAGCGCGCAGGACTGGTTCGTAGACGGCACCGGGACGATGAGATGCACGGAGTGCGAGGGGGTGGAGGGATGAGCGAGACCGCGATGAAGCTGGAAGAGGCGCTGACGAGGGCGAAACGGGAACGCGAGAACGCAGAGGACTCCCAGGACCTATACGACGCGATGGGGTACCTGATCGAAGCCGTAGAAGCCAACTTGGAGGGCGCCGAGCGGGAGAACGCCTCCCTGCGCCTCCAGATGAAGGCACTTAGCGAGAATCAGGTGGAGCTGATGGACGCCCTGGATGCCGTGAAGAACTCCACTCACGCGATGGTAAAGGTGCCGCTGTGTACGTCGTAACGGTACGAGACACAGGGGTATACGACTTCCACGAGGTAGCGGACAGGAGAGACGCCATCCTCCACCACCTGTTGATTGTGGACGGGAAGTTCAAGATGTTCGACTACCGGGACGAGGTTGAGGTGGAGGTACGGGTTCTGAACAAGGCGAGGTTGGCGAGGAACCGCGAGATGAAGAGATCCCAGATGAGGCTCTTTGAGGAGGGGAAATGACGAACGCGATGGTGACTGATGCGGCGAGGAGGCTCAGGGAGGCGGTAGACGGCGCCTACGTGGTGGGTAACGAATTCGAGTGTGAGCTGATAGGGAAGGACGAGCTTCAGGAGGCGACGGCCGATCTGCTGGACGAGCTTCGGCGGCTGAACCTGATCCCGGCGGTTCTGTGAGCGACACCGAGAAGTGGATCTCCGCTGCCGCGAAGAGGGCTAGGGCTAAGTGGGTAGCAGAGGTGAGGCTAAGGAGGGCCTTCGAGGAAGGCGGGGAGAAGAAGGTACGGAAGGAGGCCGAGAGGCTTCAGGAGGCGTGGAGATGAGGGTGAGTAGCACCTACGGCATCGTCCAGTCTGAATCTCAGCGTGATTTCGTGAAAGAGGTGAACGACTGGCTGGCCCGCGACTGGCACCTGTCTGGTGGGGTTTCGACCACCTCGTACCGCAAAGACGATGGCGAGGTTGTGATCTTCTACACCCAAGCCATACTCCTCCCGTGGAGATGAGCGAGATGAAGGTACGAGGGGACTGGAGATCCTCCCCTGACGACAGGCACGTGGGGCAGACGGTCCACGAGAGGGAGCACTCTACGGAGCCCCTCCTCTACGCCCCGGACGGTAGACCACTCGTAGAGGCGGAGAGGCCGGTGGGTTTCACGATGAAGAGGCCCAGCGGAGGGAAGAGGCGCTGAGGCTGGTCAGCGGTTGTTAAAGATGGAAAGAGCCGGGCTGGAACCCGACTCTTTCTGGTCACTGGGCCGACCCTGTTTCACGAGGTGAGCGGCAATAGGCAGCTGCATGGTACCACCAGAGAGGAGCCCTAGATGAAGCAGAAGGCGCGGAGATGAGGGACTACGGGTTGGAAGAGAGGCTGAAGGGGTGTAGGCGGTGCCGGAGTGGGAGCCCCTGCTGGCGTCACATGCCTGGGACCGTAACCGTGAGTGCGGAGGAGAGGGCCGCTGAATTGTGCCGACGCATGGAGAAGGTGGGGTCGGGCATCAAGGGGACCACGGTGGACGTGGATCTGGACGTGTACCCGCCGATCGGAGGATTGAAGTGACCCCTATCCACCCCGAGTTTGCCGTAGAGCCCCAGATGTGCGACGGGTGCGACGCTGAGACCCCCTCCGCCGTCTGGTTCGTTGTCGCAACCGGGGTGCACACCGTCGTCCTCTGCCCCCTCTGCACCCATGAGCTTGGGTTGGCGTCCTTCAGGCACCCAGTGAGGGTTGAAGCAAGGCGTAGCCGCTTCCTCGCTCCACCCTTGGTTGGGGCAGACCCCTGACTTGGTTGGCTCTTTTAGACTTCCTCTCTCCAACCCTTGACTTTCCTCTCTTTTCGTCTCACCTTGTCAGGGCAGCAAAAACGGTCCTAATATATGGCGCGGGAGTGCCAAGCGCCGTTCGCTCTGGCACATAAAGCACGACATTGTCAACGAATCGAGGGCCAAAAGGCCCTTTTTCGCGTTCCAGAGTGGTGCTCAGGACCGTAATGCCCGAGATACCCTCCCGGCTTCCCAGCCTCGACGGCTCCTGGGGGTCAGACCGGGTGCCTAGGGGCGCTAAGGGGAGAGTGAAGGAGCGTAGTAGCTCGGGGCACCGTAGTAAGAGCAACAACACTCAGAGCGATAGGAACCTATCAAAGTGAGAGGCGCCTGCCCCCACCCGTGAGACTACACCGAGAATCAGACTAGATTGTCCGATTTAGATGGGCGTAGCTCGGCGGCTTGGTTGGCATAGCTCGATAGGTTGGTTGTGAGAGAGCTTGGATACCTTGCTATCCGCTGTTAGCAGGCTGTATCTTCTATCCATGAGCGAAACAACCGAAACCCGCTACGGTGTTCGCAACGCGGCAGGAGAATGGCTCACGGCGTCATTCTCCAACGGCGCGTTGAACTTCTGGTTCACGCCGTCGCCGTGGATGGCGTACCTGACGAACAGCGTACTTCAGGCGGCAGAGCTGAAAGCGCAGCACAAAGGCACCGCCGTTGAAGTCTGGACGAAGCCATGACTCGCCGCTGGCTCGTCACACTCAAGAGAGAGGGTAAGCCTACCCTCCGGCTCTTCCTGCCGACCCTGAATCAAGCTCTCGAAGTCTCCCGAACCGATGCCTCATGGTATGGCGCAAGCGCCATCATCACACTCAATCCCGTCCAGGAAGCGAAAGGATAAGCCCCATGTACGCTGAGACCGAACCCATCGAAGCGGAATGCATCATTGACGGCCACTGGGGAGTCTATGTTCCTCAGGAGTTCGCTTCCCGTGGCATGGCCGAAGCATGGGGAGTGAAGCCCGAGGATATCGCCATCCTCCTCGCGGGACCGGACCACGAGTTCTACTGGGAAGCATGGGACGACGTTACCCGCGAAGCTACGTTCAAGGATGCCAACGGCAAGGTCTGGTCGCTCGAACAGGACGGGGATCTCTTCGCCGTCATCTATCCCGACTAGGCGTCTAGCTTGCGTCGGTCCCCTCGCAAGAGGGGACGCTCGGAGGCTAGAACATCATGCGCGAACCGAAGACTCTCGACCTTACACCGTACACCACGCCCGATGGCGCCGTTTCGGCCTACGCCTGGCCCGGCGGGTATCCCCTGTTCTATCTCACGGCGGATTGCGGGACTCTCTGCCCGAAATGCGTCAACGCAGAGCGCGAGGTAATCTCGCACGCTGACGAGAACGAAGACGACCAGTGGCGCATCATCGGCGCCGAAGCTAACTGGGAGGATCCGGACCTCTTCTGCGATCACTGCGGCGAGAGGATCGAATCGGCCTACGCCGAAGACGACTATCCCGGCGAGAATCCGCTTAAATCTAGCGTCTAGCTCTTCCGGACGGAACGCGGGACGGCCGGTAACTCGGCCGTCGCACGAATCGCCCGGATAACCGGGGCCGATTCTCGAAAGGGAATCACATGAGAGTCGCCGCACGCAAACTCATCGACGCCTACCGGGCCGGGAAAAGCAAAGGTGCCGGTAATTCCTCCGTCTCATTCCTTCGGATGAACGGCTCCAACCGCGTCGACTTCGTCACCTTTTCCCTCCACGGGCATCCTATCGTCACCGTGAATCCGGCCGGAGAGGTGCACGTCTCCTTCGCCGGATGGCCCACGCCGACGACGCGGAGCCGAATCAACGATCTCTGCTACGGCCTGATCGGGAAGTGTCCTGTCTCTCAGATGAAATTCGGACAGTACGTTAGCGGTCACGGCGAGGTATCGGCCGCCCATGGCGCGTGGTACCTCGTCGGAAAGGTCGCGCGGTGATTCCATGAGCTACAAACTCAGCATCACCCCGGCCGAGAAAGACTCTCTCGAATGGCTCGCGGCTCGCGGTTACTTCCCGGAGGAGATTCTCCGGAACATGATGGTTCCGCACGACTGGCCGGACGATGCCGAAGGATTCCCGGCTCCGGACGCGGCCGGTGAGATCCTCTGGGAGATTCCGGAGTTTGCCGCGTGGAGTCTACCGGAGCTTGAACGGGAAGATCCGGACGCCTATCTCGCGTGTATGGGAGAGCCGCTCCTCTCGAAAGTTCTACGCCTCGCGGATTCCATCGTCTAGCAGGGAGATGAGATGCCATACGTCTATACAGTCAATGGCGAACCTAGACTCTACGCTTACGCTTACCTAAAGTCGGGCGAGATCCTGAAGTTCCGAACGGATACCGGGGACGTGGTACAGCGTTCCGGAGCGTCTTTCGAGCCTATGCGGTGGGCGCCTGACGGCTCATGGATCATCCGAGGCGCCTATGAGGCGCGACCCTTCGGGCGTCGCCGCTTCTGGTCGCGGGAGGCGTTCTTGGACTACGCCGGGGCGAATGGTAAACACCTGAAGTTCAAGAACGGATCGTCTCGGTTCTATCTCGCGGATATCGACCACGGTACGTGCCGGATGCACGGGGATTCAGTCCGCGCCCTGACGCTCCTTTCGGATTAGCAGGGTTCCGGCCGCTTAGGTGCGGCCGGTTTCCCTTTCGACCGCTATACGCGGCCCGAAGGGAAGCCGGTTGACCCGACTTCAGAAACGGAGCCTTGATATGTGGGTTAGAAGGATGACCAAGTGGCATGACGAGGTAGGGCCGTTCCACCTCGTTGCGAAGGATGGGCCGGTTCACCCGGCCTGCGGCTCCAGCTTCTACTCGCTTTCTGGAGGGTTCGAGGATCCTCCCAAACACCAGCGGTGCAAGCGGTGCGTTCGGAGTGCCCGGCTTCGTGGTGCCGCATGATCCCCGCTTCTCGCCGTGCCTGGACGATGTCCGACCCTTACCTTGGGCCTCGCGCCGGTCCTTCGGAACGCCTGATATCTGTCACCTCGCTTATCAACGCCCCCCGTATCGTCCGGCTCCTCGCACTACACCGGGCAGAGCTTCCCCCGGATGAGGTCGGCTCCGATACCTGGAAGCTCCTGGGAACGGCCGTGCATTCGGCCCTCCAGCAAGCCGCTGAGTCTCTCAAGACACGGGTCGCCATTCGAGAGATAGACGACCCGGACTTCCGCGCCCCTCTCCTCATCGAGCATCGTTGCGAGACGGCCGTTACCGTTGACGGCATCCCCTGGACGGTATCCGGCCAAGAGGACGTGCTAGAGGCTGACGGCACGTTATGGGACTGGAAAATCACCTCCGCGTGGAGTGTCTCGGACGGTCGGCGCGGGAAGTCCGACTGGGAATGCCAGCTAAACGTGCTCCGCTGGCTCCTGGAGCGATCCGGAGCCGTTCCGAGGGGGACGGTAAGGGCTCTTGCCGTGTGGGCGATCTTGAGGGATTGGAACGCATCCCAGAGCCGGAGGGACACCGGCTACCCGCAGAGTCAGGAGATTGACGTTCCGTTCCCCCTCTGGTCGCTCGACGAGGCGCAGGAGTACGTTACCGGGCGCCTACGGCTCCACGAGGCCGCTCGACGCACCCTCCCCGACTGCACCCCGGAGGAGAGATGGGCGCGGGATTCCGGGTTCGCCGTCATGCGTTCGGTGAAGTCCCTTCGGGCCGAACGGATCATGCCGACGAGAGAGGACGCGGAGCGTTACGTAGCCGAGATCCTCTCGGGACGCGGCATCGTTGAAGAACGCAAAGGCGTCTCAATTCGCTGCGCTTCCTACTGCCCGGTATCGACGAAATGTTCTTTCGCCCAGAGCCTCAAATAGACCTTGACACCCGCTGCTAGCGGCCCATACTTCCCACATAGGAGACACCGATGCGACACATGACATACGCCGAAGCCGAAGCCGATACGAAGATCGTCGGTTCCATCCTCCCCGACGGGAGGGGCGGACGGATCATGTACCTGACGTTCGGGGAGGGGTCCACGCGGATCTCCTTCCACGTCAACGACACGATGTTCCTGGACAAGCTCGCGAACGAAGCAGAGCGCCTCTGCCGGGAGTTCGTCGGAGACGTGCCGGTCGCGGGCGAGCCTCTCGACCTCTGCGAAGGGTCAATCCGGTGAGCTACGAAGAGGCACTCTCCGCAGCCGGGGCCGAGGTGCTGGAGTTCCGCAACTTCGGTTCGTATCAAGGCGACTGGTGGGCCAAGGTCACGTTAAATGGTGAGACTTTCTGGGCGCACGGCAGCTACGGCTCGTGCTC